CGTTCGTCGGCTCGGGTACGACGGGGTGCGCGGCGATGCTGGAGCCGACGGTGGGCCGGTTCGTGGGGATCGAGAAGGACGACGAGTTCGTGCCGATCGCGCGGGCGCGGGTGGCGTGGTGGGCGGAGCATCCGGATGGGATGGAGGTGACGGCGCGGCTGGCGGCGGAGCGGGGGCGGCGGGAGCGGGCGGACGCGGGCCAGCTTGATCTGTTCTCCTGAACCGGCGGCATGACGCACGATGTGTGCTATTCTTGGAGTGCGGGGAGAGGCCCCGCAGAGAGAGGAGAGCGTCATGGAGAACACCTTCCGCGAGTGCGACGCCCGGACGCTGGTCACGCAGATCGGACGGATGAACGTCCTCGCCATCAGCGGCGGGCGCGTCATGGCTCGCGAGACGGGCGTCACGCTGCCGGTCGGCTGCGGCTACAGCGTCACCGTCGATCTGGACGGGAACGACACCTACGTCGTGCGCCGGGTGTTCAAGCGGGGCGCGAAGGTCTGGGTCAAGGGCGAGCAGACCAACGTCTACTTCGATGAGGTGGGCGAGGTCGCGTACCAGGCTTCCTGCTTCCGCAACGGCGAGTGGGGCGTCTAAGCTCACGACATGTTACAATGGGGATGCGGGGAGGGACCCCGCAGAGAGGCAGGTGCGAGATGACTGGATACACGATCCGCGAGCGCGAGGTGCGCGGGCGCGACGGACTCCTGGGCTACAACATCGAGGTGGTCAAGCCCGACGGCACCGTCCGCACCACGATCGAGGCTCGCCTCCCCGGCGAGGGCATGTTCGGCGGGGTCGATCAGGGCGGCGTGAACTGGGCCGCGATCGGCACGGCCGACGCCGCCCTGGCGACTGCCTTCGCCGCGGCCATCACGCGCGGGGCCGACCTGATCGGGGAGGTCTGACGATCATGGGACTGAGAGCTTCGATCTACCGCGACTGCTCGATGCAGAACTGCTCCAACGGGGGCATCTCGGCCTACGCGGATCGCGTCACCGTCGTCAACGTGCCCGGACCGCATGAGCCGACGGAGGACGCGCCCGGCGTGATCCTCCAGCGCGGGCCGCTGGGCACCGTCAACGCGGTGCCGGTGGACGGCGGCGGGCCGCAGATGATCGGCCCGATGATGGGCGGCTGCTACATCGCCACGTCCGACTCGCGCTTCAGCGAGAAGGTGCGCTCGCTCGGCGGCTCGTACGGAGCCATCGCGCTGCACGACCGCTACGAGTCGGTCGAACTGAACCGCTCGATGTCGCTCTGATGGCGACGCGAAAGAAGACGGAGGCGACGATGCTGCCGCCCGGGACGCGCGTGATGGACGACCGAGGCAACCTTGGCACGGTCGTCGGCTGGGCGGGTCGGCACAACGGCTTCTACGTCCGGTACGACGAGCGGTTCAACCAGTTCTCGCCGGACGTGTGCCGGGTGTCGAGCATCCGGTTGACGCCGACCGACCCGAAGCTGCACGAGCAGTGGGAGAAGCGCTGGGCGACGGCGGCGTTCATCGACCGCTCGTGGACGGCGGCGGCGTGCGGGGCCGCGTGATGGCGGCCCCGACCGAGCACCGGACGTTCGTGTACGCGACCGGGCGCGGCGTGCGGGCCGGGAAGGGGAAGACGATCGGCTGGCACGCTTCGTGCGACTGCGGCTGGACGGCGGATGGCGTGAGGGGCGGCATGACGAAGGGCATGGCCGTTGCTCGCGACCATCGGCTGGACGCGAGGGCGCAGACCCGGCTGGCGCGACCGGGCGGTCCGTCGGGTCGCGCGCCGGGGATGCGGTGAGGTTTGCGGAGTGGCGGCGGGGAGAGTCCGTGGTGGCAAACCTATAGGAGGGCCAGATGCTGGCGAATCCGAACGACCCGAACGATCCGGGCAAGCCGAATCCGAACGATCCGGATCCGACGAAGCCGAGCGGCCGGTAGACGCCGGAGGGGCGTGCCCGCGCCACGGGGCACGTCCCTCCGTCTTGGCTCACGATGTGTGTTACACTTCCTGGTGCGTGGAGGAGCCGGTCAGAATCCGGCCCGGGCAGGTAGCCGGTGGTGATGGTCAAGCACACTGCGCAGGTCGGATGAGCCGACAGAGAGGGGTGCGACGATGAAGAAGCAGAAGATGCTGGCGGCGGCGGGCGTGCTGGCGATGAACGTGCCGCGCGACGAGTACGCGGTCGCGCGAGCGAAGCGCGAGGCGCTGGTCGGCGGGTTCCGCGCGAAGGGCAAGGGCTACGGCAAGCGCGACCGGACGGCCTGGAAGAAGGGCGCGTGATGGTCACCGCCAAGGGCTTCAAGCGGATCGCGACGATGGCAGGAACGTCGGCGCGCGAGGACGGCGACGGCTACCTATCGGCCGTCCACCCGGTGACGGAGTACGTGCTCGTGCGCTCGCCGACTGGCGGCGTGTCTGTGCACGCGAGCTACGGAAGCTGGGACAGCGGCGAGAACGCGCTGTCGGCGCTGACCGCGATCTGGAAGGGACGCTGATGCTCAAGAACGGACGCACCATGCTCCACAAGGTCGGCCTCCACTGCGGCTGTTCGTGCTGCAACTCCAAGCAGGTGCGGCGGGCGCAGAAGAAGTCGCTCCGGCAGCGCGAGGCGCGCGCCTGGAAGCGGGATCAGGAGCGCGCCGCGTAGACTCTAGGCATGTCCGGCTGGCACTCCCGGCACGGCTCGGCGCGGTGATGATGGCGTGGCGCTGAACGCCGACCTACAGGTGCTGACGATGCCCGCGGCGACGGGCAACCAGACGTACTCGCTGGCCGCGAACTTCGACCCGAAGGCGATCCTGCTGTGGGCGACGCCGCAGACGGCGGACGGCGCGGCCAACTCGATCGCGTTCGGGATGGGGTTCGCCACCTACAAGGGTGGCGCGGTGCAGCAGGCGTACACGGCGTTCCGGGCGCTGACGGCGGCGGCCAACTCCGACCTGGCGTTCGGCGGCAACACGGACGCCGCGCTGGTGCTGCATACGCAGACGGCGGGCCTGGCGACGCGCGACCTGGAGGTCAGGCTGGCCTCGATGCAGACCGGCGCGACGAGCAACGTGGTGCTGAACTGGGTCAACCGGCACACGACGGCCTCGATCCGCGTGTTCATGCTCGTGCTCGGCGGCTCCGACATCACCGACGCGACCGTCAAGAACGAGTCGCTGACCGGCACGGCCCAGGATCTGCGCGCGGCTGGGTTCCAGCCCGACCTGATCTTCGCGATGCACAACGGTGCCTACCTGACGGATGTGGCGGACAACTCCGGCTTCGGGTTCGGGTTCGGCTTGAAGGGTGGCACGGGACAGTCGTTCGGGATGGAGATGTCGGACGGCTCGACCAACGCGCAGATCGCGGCGCAGCAGCGCTCGGACAGGATGATCCTGGCGCAGTACGCAGTGGCGGCGTCATCCGCGTCGTCGCTCTGCTCCGGCAGGCTGGACGCGGCGGAGAACTGGCCGTCGGACGGCTTCCGGATGCTGTACGACGCGACGATCCCGTTCGACTGCTGGATGAGCTACCTGGCGATCAAGACCACAGCGCAGATCGCTATGGGCGTGAACACGGCCCCGACGACTGGCTCTCCCCCGGCCGCGCAGGACAACGCCGCCGGGTTCGTGCCGAAGGTCGCCCTCGTGCACGGCTGGAGCTTGCCCGCAGGCACCGCGATCGACACGACCTCGACCAGCCTGCTCGGGTACGGGATCGGCGCGACGGACGGCACCGACGAGGTGTACGCGGGCTTCACAGACGACGACGCGATCGGCACGATGGTTTCCCGCTCCATCTCGTCGGTCGGCAAGATCCTGCAGAACTGGACGCCAGTGACGCCGACCCTGGTGAGTCAGGCGGACTCGTCGTTCGTGGGAAACAACCTGCGGTTGCAGTGGGTGGCGGCCGACACGGTGGCGCGTCAGTACCAGTGGCTGGTGCTGGGCGACGCGCCAACCTGGACGAGATTCCCGACGACGCCGATCCTGGACAACCTGAATCGGGCGAACACCGGTCCGCCGCCTGGCCCCGGCTGGACGAGCGGGCTGTTCGGCACGCCCGCGAACGAGCATGGCTGGGTCCTGCAGGGCAACGAGATGCGACCGCAGGGGTCCTATTCGTCGCCGCAGTTCGCGTCGCAATACTGGTCAGCGCCGATCGCGTCGAACGACCACGAGGTCTACTTCACGGAGGCGTGGGACCCGGCGTTCGCGAACCACGAGCTATGGGCGCGCGTGTCGAACCCCGGCACGTCCGGCGTGAGCGCCTACCTGGTGACGTTCTATCACAACGGCGGCGTGATCCAGAAGTACGTGTCGGGCGCGTGGACTGACCTGGCCGGACCGTTCACGACGGCGTTCATCAACTCGCCGACAGGGATGGGGCTGCGCGTCGTCGGCAACACGATCACGGTGTTCGTCCGCCTGCCGAACGGGCAGTGGCAGCCGATCTCGTCCGCCACCGATTCGACGCTGACCACCGGCACACACATCGGCGTGCTCGGGTACGACAACAATCTGTCGTACGACGACTTCGGCGGCGGCGCGTACGTCAATCCGCTCTCGGGGACGACGACGCCGATCAGCGTCGGCGGCACGATCACGCCGGGGCCGTCTGCGGATGCGTACTCGATCGGCAAGGGGCTGGGCAGCGCCTCCTCGCCGCCGTCGGGGTCGGTCACGCCTGCGGGTGCGCTGTCGATTGCGCCGGTGCCGGTCGAGACGGTGATCGATGATTTCAACCGGGCGGACGGACTGGTCACGGCGGGGGCGGGGTCAACGATCTGGGCGGCGACGCGGATCGACGCGGCGACGGCGGTCGCGATCCGCACGATCAGCAACGCGCTCGGGAACACGATCACCGGCTGGCAGAACGGGTGGACGCAGGCGTTCTACGCGCGGAACGCCGACTTGATCGCGGACTGCGTGGTGAAGCCCACGTCGGGCGAGTTCACGCTCTGGTTCGCGTTGCGCGGCGCGGGCGCGACGACGTTCTCCGGTTACGCGCTGGTGCTCGCGATCGGCGCGACGGACACGTGGACGCTGCGGAGCTACACGAACGGCGTGAATGACGGCACGATCGCGTCGCAGGCGAGCGTGCCGACGCTGGCCGCTGGAGGCTCGATCTGGGTGCGGAAGCGCGGCACGGCGCTGGAGTTCTACCGGCGGCCGTCCGGCGGCGACTGGACACGGGTGTTCGCGGCGACGAGTTCGCTGTATGACCGCTCCGGCTCGTTCGGGATCGAGTTGTCGGACACGACGACGCGATGGGACAACCTGCGCGGCGGGCCGGTCGCCGCGGCCGTGTCGAACCCGCTCTCGGTGGCGGGCACGGTCACTCCGGCCAGTGTGGTCCGGCGCTCGCTGGCGCGGACGCTGACCGCGACGATCACCCCGGCGGGCGCGCTGCGGCGGACGTGGGCGCGGACGCTGACGGGCCTCGTCACGCCAGCCGGGGTGACGGTCCGGGTGGGGACGCTGATACGAGCGTTCGCGGGGACGATCACGCCGATCGGTTCGGAGAAGCGGAGCCTCGCGCGGCGGTTCACGGCGACGCTCACTCCGGCCGGTGCGGCGGTGCGGAGCCTCGCGCGGACGCTGACCGGCCTCGTCACGCCGGGTGGCGCGACGAGGCGGCAGACCACGAGGCAGGCGGCGGGCACGATCACTCCCGCTGGAGCGCCGATCATCCGGAGCCTCGCGCTCCACGTCGGCGGCACGCTTACACCCGCCGGGTCGTCCAACGTCGTCCGGCCGGGCGTGACGAGGCCGCTCAGCGTCAGCGGCACGCTCGGCGGCGCGGTCGCGTTTGACCCGACGGCGCTGCCGGGGCTGGCGGTGTGGATCGACTTCGCGGGGTGCACGCACGACGGCTCGCAGATCGTGTCGTGGGGGCACGGCGGCTACGCGCCGGACGCAATCATCGAGGGCACGGCCTCCGGCACGCCGACGTGGGAGATGAACGAACTGAACGGCCTGTCTGTGGCGCGATTCTCGGCGGGCGGTGGTCGCCTGCGGATCCCGGGCTGCGGCGTCACGGCGGACTGGACGGTGGCCTACGTCGCGCGGATGCGGGGGCCGACGGCGGGCCGGATTCTGTCCAACATCTCGGTCGGCACCGGCGGGAACCTGCTCCTCGGTTACTGGAGCGGGTTTGAGGACGTGATGTACGACAACGGGTTCGGCATCCCGGACACGAGGCAGACGGTGACGACGGCGTGGAAGCTCTACTCGGGCGACGGCAACTCGGGCGCGACGCGGGCGCGCATGTTCCTGGACGGCGTACTGCTCGGCACGAGTAACACGGCGCTCGGCTGGGACAACGGCTTCGCGCTGAGCGGCTTCGCAGCGACGACCCCGGACGAGTCGTGCGACTGCGACGTGGCCGAGGTCGTCATGTACGACCACCAGTTGACGACCGTGGAGCGCCAGCAGGTCGAGGCGTACCTGCGAGCGAAGTGGCTGGTGGCCCCGGCCAGCACGCTCGCGGGTGAGCTTGAGGTGAACCAGATCATCGGCGCGCTCACCTACCCGCTGACGCCGGGCGGCACGCTCACACCCGCCGGGTCGGTGCGGCGCGAGAGTACCCTGCACGAGACGGCGAGCCTCGCTCCTGCCGGGGCGATGCGCCGGGCTACGGCGAGGACGTTCGGGGCGACGCTCTCGCAGGTCGGCGCGCTCGCCGTCCCTTGCACCCTTCGCCGATCGATGGCGGGGTCGATCGCTCCGGCCGGGGCGCTGCGCCGATCGCTCGTGCGGACGCTGGCGGGGACGGCCACCTCGACCGGGGTGGCGACGCGCGTCGTCGGCCACAAGGTGGCGGGCACGATCACTCCGACGAGCACGGCCGGGCGGGCGATGGCGCGGACGCTGGCGGGGACGCTCACGCCCACCGGCGCGGCGTTGCGCGCGACCACGCACCTGATCGCGCTCGGCGGATCGCTCGCCCCGGCTGGGGATCAGCGACGCACGACCACGCGCCTGATGGGCAGCACGCTCGTGCCGGGGCCGTCGCTGTTGCTGCGGTCGCTCGGGAACAGGCTCACGACGAGCGGCACGGTGACGAGTTCAGGCACGGTCGCGGTGATCCGCGCGACCGGGGTCGTCATGGGCGGGACGCTCACCTCGGGCAGCGTGCTGCGCCGCGCCACGGGGAAGCTCGCGGTCGGGACGGTCACGCCCACTGGGGCGGAGACGCGGAAGCTCACGCTGTCGATGACGCTGACCGGGGTGGTCGCGGCGACCGGCTCGGTGCAGCGCGCGATCACGCACAAGTTCGCGGGCACGATCACGCCGCAGGGTGCGCTGGCCGCGTCGCGCGCCTACCTGCGGGCCGTCGGCGGGACGCTCACGTCTGCCGGGACGATCCGGAGCAGCGTCGGGAAGACGAACTTCGCGGGCACGCTGCTGCCGACGGGGGCGCTGCGCAGTACGCTCGCGCGGACGCTGACCGGCACGATCGCTCCGGCGGGGGAGGTCGTGAAGGCGACGGCGCGGCGGTTCTCCGGGACGCTGACGCCCTCCAGCGTGCTGACCGAGGGGTTGGCGTTCGTGCGGTCGATGGGCGGCACGCTAGCCGCAGCGGGCGCTCAGGCGCTTGCGGTGGGGAAGCGGCTTGTCGCACTCGTGTCGCCAGAGGGCGACGTGGACACGACATTCACGGCGGCGATCCCGTCCGAGGTGCTGGTGCCCGGCTTCACGCAGCCGGTGCGGTTCGGCGTCCCGACGGCGACGCAGGCGATCCCGAGCCTCGTCGGCGTGTCGGCGTCGTCCCTGCCGACCGGCCGGGTAGGATCGGTGAACGGCCAGCGGCAGCCCGTCGCTGCGCCCGTCGCCACGCAGACGGGTCGCGTGTCGGCGGCCGTCAGCAAGACTGGGATCGGTAGCGTGACGACGACGAGGAGAGGCCAATGACCGACATGCTGGTGCCGCGCGGCGACTCGACCACGGTGACGTTCGTGCTGACGAAGGCGAATCTGGAGACGCAGCGGATCGAGCCGTTCCCGATCAACGACGTGGCGCACGAGTTCTGGATGACGGTGAAGGACGACACGAGCAGGCCGGACTCGGAGGCGTTCGTGCAGAAGCGGCTGTCCAGTCCGGGCGACATGACGGTGCGCGCTGCTCCGCTCGACAACGTGGTGGACGTGCACCTGCTCGCGGGCGAGGTGGCGCTGATGCTCGGCGACTACTTCTACGACGCGCAGGTGCGGGTCAACTCCACCGGCGAGGTGCGGACGGTGGACATGGGACGGTTCACGGTCGTGCCTGACGTTACGCGCGCGACGTGAGTCATGGCATGATCGAAGGCGAGGCCGGGTAACGGGCACCCCCGGCCTCAACTTATCTCACGACATGTGTTACTATCCGAGGGCGCGTCGATGAACGGCGCGCAGAGAGGGAGGCAACGATGGCATCGACGGTCAAGAACTCCGTGATCGAGTTCGGCACGCTTGCCGTGCCGGTGGCGCTGCGGAAGGTCAGCACGAAGGGCGAGGTCAACTTTGACCGCGCCGCGCCGGACGGCTCGCTGATCAAGCGGCTTGAGGTGAACGCGAACACCGGCGAGACGGTGGAGTCGGCGGACATCATCCGCGGCGTCCGCGACGGCGAGGTGTTCCACGAGATCCCGGCGACGGCGATCGACGCGATCAACGTCCAGACGAAGCTCGACTCGTTCACGATCGAGGGCTTCGTGCCGCTGGACGAGGTGCCGTGGGAGCGCGTCACCGACACCTACTACCTGGCCCCGGTGAAGGGCGGCCAGTCCTCGCGCAAGGCGCTGCGGCTGCTCCTGGACGCGATGAAGCCGGTCCCGGCGAAGGGGCGCGGCAAGGACAAGATCGAGGGACGCGGCGCACGCGCCGGGGTGTTCAAGCTGATGCCCCGCTCCCTCCAGCACCTCGCGGTCGTCTACCCGAAGGGCGAGGGCCTGTTCGTGAGCACCCTCGCGTGGGCCGAGGACTTCCGGCAGGCCGACGAGGCGGCGGCGGCGCTGGCCGGGATCGAGTCGGACGAGAAGGCGCTGGAGATGGCGCGCGCCCTGATCGACGCCTACTCGGAGTCGATCGACCTGATCGACACGTTCAAGGACGACGTGCGCGAGAAGCGCGCCGAGTTGATCGCGCAGGCTGCGACCGGCGAGGCGATTGTCGTCCCGGAGGCGGCGGGAACGAAGGCGGGCACCGGGGACGACCTGATGGCGGCGCTGGAAGCGTCGCTCGCGAACCGGAAGCGCAAGGCTGCGGTCGTCGGGTAGCGCGAGATGCAGTACGTGTTCCGGCCGCTGTCACACTGGCCGTACGACGTGACCGACCCGAGACGCAGCCGCTACGCCTTCAAGGCTCCGTGGTCGAACACGATGCGGCTGCTCGACCGCGAGCTTCGGATGCTGGACGCATCCGACCTCGTGATCGGGGCCGACTTCCGCGAGCAGGACCTGCGGCTGGACGGCCTGCCACGCTCCAACGCCCGGGTGCCTCAGCATCCGGGCGTGGAGCTTTCCTTCAACACGCGGCGGCACGGGCGGCTCGTGTACGCATCCGACTCGTGCGACTGGTGGGAGCACAACGTGCGGTCGCTGGCGCTGACGCTGGAGGCGCTGCGCGCCGTCGATCGGTTCGGCGGCACGCGCCGGGGCGAGCAGTACGCGGGGTTCCGGCAGATCGAGTCGGCGGACGGGAAGGTGACGCGCGAGCGCGGCCGTCGGCTGGTCGAGGCGCACGGCGGCTACCGGCAGGCGTTGGCGGCGACGCACCCGGACGCGGGCGGCAGCACGGACGACTTCCTGAGCGTGCAAGCTACGCGCGGCTAGCTCACGACGTGTTACACTTGGGGTGCGGGGTGAACCCCGCAGAGAGGGAGGCGACATGACGAACGAGTTGACCCGCGAGCAGGGGCTGGAGTTCCTGAACAAGGACGGGAACCTCCGCGTCCCGTGCTCGCGCTACGGCCACGACACGGAGACGTGCGCGCCGGTCGCGTGGCGGCTGGCGGTCACGCTGGCGTACGAGACGGGCGAGCCGCTGACGCTGGAGACGCTGGACTACTGCATGGGGCTGGTCGTCAACGACCACGACGACGTGGCCTACATGCTGGAGAACTACGAGAACTCGGAGCCGCAGATGGTGAACCCGAGTCCGGCCGAGATCGAGTCCAACATGCGGGCAATGGAGATCCGTGACAGAGAGGCGGGGACATGATCGACATTGCCGGATACGAGGTGGTTCCTTCGGAGCGCGACGGTGACCTGTGCCGATTCTGGCGCGGCCCCGTCCAGGGCACCTGGAGCGCCACCACCGATGAGGGCCGCCGCGTCGCGACGTGCGTCACCCTCAAGGAAGCGCTCGCGGCCGTCACCGAGGACGCGGAGCTACACGCTACGTGAGACGCGCGGTGCTAGTGCTAGTGGTGCTGGCGGGCTGCGGGTCGGCGCAGGAGGTCACGTCCGGTCGGGTGATCGACCGGGCGTACCACCCGGCCCACAGCGAGACGAACATGGTCGCGGACTACCGCACCGAGACGGACTGCTCGACCGACCCGGACGGCCACATCGACTGCACGTCGAAGCAGGTGCTGACGGGGTATCACTCCGAGCGGAAGCGGTTCCCGGATCGGTGGACGATCACGGTCGAGCGGTGCTTTGAGGATCACTGCGCGCGGCGCGACGTGGAGGTCACGCAGGCGGACTTCGATCGGGTGATCGTCGGCGACGACCACTGGGACGAGAAGACCGGCATCGTCTAGCTCACGACGTGTTATACTTTGGGTGCGGGGAGAGGCCCCGCAGAGAGGAGGTGCCCGATGTACGGAGCACTGGCTGAGGTGCGAGAGGCGCTGGAGACGGCGCTGCGCACGGACAACGTGGTGCCCCTGGTGCTGGCCGTCGGCCGGGCCTACGAGATGGGTGCCACGGACGCGGACCTGGCCCTAGTCGAGGACATGCCGTTCGGGGGCGGGTCGTGACCTGCCTGCGCTGCGGCGCACCGGCGGTCGTCGCGGCGATGCGGACGAACGGGTTCACGATCGGCAAGCCGTGGATGGCGTGCTCCGAGCACGCGCCGCGACCGAGCCTGGAGATCGACCTGATCGACCTTCGCGTGCCCGAGCTAGCCGTCCCCGAGGTGGACGACTGATGGGGGGCCGCGAGCGGATTCTGTCGAACCGCGAGGTGCGCCAGATGGTGACGCGCGAGGGCGGCTCCGTCGTGCCTGGCGGCTCGCACCTGAAGATTCGCGACGCGAACGGGCGGCTGGTCGGGATCCTGCCGAAGAACGGGAAGCTGCAGGGCTACCGGGCGTACCTGAACATGCGCTCGCAGCTACAGAACGCGGGCCTGTGGAATCCCTGACCGACGAGCGGTAGCTCACGACGTGTTATACTTGGAGTGCGGGGAGAGGCCCCGCAGAGAGAGGACGGTGCGAGAGATGACCACGGTTTACGCTCCGCGCACGAACGGCAACCACTGGGGCTACTGGCGGGTCGAGAACATGCTCGACTTGCCCACCGCCACGAAGCGTCGCCGGAACGCGATCCATTTCATCCTCACGAACGAGGGGCTGGCGCGCTTCACGCGCGACGTGGGGACGCCGACGTGCTGCTACTGCCACGGCGGCATTGAGGACGACGGGAAGGTCAAGCCGTACGGCACCTACGTGCCGGGCACGCGCCGCGCGAAGCTGTGGCACTACGAGTGCGGCTGGGGCGCGCTGCTCCAGGACATGATCCTGGACGAGCGCGCGAACCGAATCCTCGTCCCCGAGCAGATTCAACTCTAGCGGCTGACTGACTCACAAAGTGTGTTAGACTTCAAGTGCGGGGAGAGGCCCCGCAGAGAGAGGAGCGAGATGACTGCGAAGGACCGCCAGTGGGCCGAGCTTGACCGGCGCGCGCACGCCGCGGGGATGGCTGCCGGGCAGGCCGCACGGCCCGCGCCGATGACGATCGTGGAGCACACGAACCCGTGGGACGACTCGTCGCCGATCAAGCGCACGTACGCGCCGGTGATGGACGGCATCTGCGGCACCGCCTACGTCAAGGTGCGGCCGGGCAATAGCTCGTTCGCGCGCTGGCTGAAGAAGCACCGCGGGGCCTTCACCGCCTACTACGGCGGGGTCCAGTTCTCGGTGAACGACTTCGGCCAGAGTGTCGAGCGCGGGCTGGCGTACGCCTCGGCCTACGGCGCGGTCGTCCGCGCGGAGTACCCCGAGATGTCCATCTTCACCGACTCGTGGGTCAACTAGCATGGCCCGGCAGACGATGAACGAGTCGCTGGCGGTGCTCGTGCGCGGCGCGCTGACGAAGCTGCGCGAGTGCAACGACGACTTCGCCGAGCTTGAGCCGATCGACTCTGACCTCCAGGTCGTGCTCGCGCTGCTCGGACGGGTCGAGACGATCCCCGCCGGAACGATCGGTACGCCGACCTGGGACGACGAGGCGGCGGACGAGCCGGTGGTGGCCGTGATCGAACTGACGCAGGCCGAGCTTCAGAAGCTGACGCAGGTGTGCGGCCACGACGGCTTCGGGATGGTGCCGGAGGCGGCCGAGGCGATCATCGCGAGGCAGGGCGGTCGGCTGTGAACCGCCAGCAGAGGATCGCCCGCATCATCCGCGACGCCGCCTTCGCGGTCGGCGTCCAGGGCCACGGCTGCGAGTCCGCGATCGAGATTGCGGTGCGTGACGCGGGGAACCTGGGCACGTCGAAGGAGAACGTGATCGGCGCGCTGTGCGACTTCTACTACGGCGGCTCGCTCCTCACCTGGGACGAGATCGTGCGGGTGCTGGACGCGGACAAGCAGCGCCGGTTCAAGTTCCTGGAGGCCGCGGCCGACTTCTACGGCGGCGGCAACTGATGGGCAGGTGCGTGGAGGTGTCGAAGCTCCCGCCGTGCGACTTGTGCGGCGACGCGGCGCGGTTCGATGTGCGCACGAGCGGCGGTGCGTGGGCCAACTTCTGCGTCGGCTGCGCGGCGCAGGCGAGGGAGTGCAAGGTGTGGGACGGGTCGCTCGGCACGGGCCTCGGGCAGGTGCTGGTGCTGAACGACCACCCGGGGGTCGAGGCCGAGGTGATGCGCGCCCTGCGCCGCCGGGTGTCTACCGGCCACATAGCTCACAACATGTGATACTCTTGAGGTGCGGGGAGTGAACCCCGCAGAGAGGAAAGGTAACGAGATGCGCGCAGGATCCCTCCAGAACCTGATCGGCGACAACGCGAAGGACGCCCAGACTCCCGAGGTCGGCATGGGCTGCACGATCTTCGGCTGGACTGACCGCAACGCGGCGACCGTGATCGAGGTGTCCCGCACGGGCCACAAGATCACCGTCCAGTACGACACCCAGACCCGCACCGACACGAACGGCATGTCGGACGCCCAGGCGTACGAGTTCACCCCGAACCCGCAGGGCCGCACCGAGACGTTCACGCGCCGCCAGAACGGCGACTACCGCGTCGTCGGCGGCACCACCCGCTGCCTGGTCGGCGTCCGCGACGCCTACTACGACTTCGGCTTCTGATTCCCCCCACCCGAGGGGCGGCTCCGGCCGCCCCTCTCCCCTATGGAGGTACGAGATGGCGCAGACCCCGCTCGCGCGCCTTGGACTGCAGCGCGTACCCGATCCGATCGCGGTCGGCACGCGCGTGACGAACGGCAAGCCCGGCTCGGCGCGGGTGGCCGGGACGGTAGTGGCGGTGGACGGCGAGACGTACACCGTGCAGGGCCGGAACGGCGAGCGGGCGACGGAGCTTCGTCACAACCTGCTCGCGTTCCCATCCACGTGATAGGAAGACAGAATCATTCGATCATTCGATCAGAGAGGAAGGGCGACATGCCCGCAATGACGTACGAGGGAATCGAACTGCTCGGGCTGGACGCATCGAACACGCTGGCCGCGCTCGGCGCGGTGCGGATCGAGTACCAGCCGGGCAACGGCACGCGCTACGACGTGCTGATCACGGGCCAGCCGGATCGCGTCGGCCCGGACTACGGATCGAGCAACGACGACCACTGGATTGTGGCGGTGCTGAACTTCGGGACGGTGCACGAGATGCGTCGCGACGAGGCCCCGATGCCGGTGTACCTGGCGGAGAAGCTGACGAGCCGGAACATGACGGACGCGGCTGCGCTGCACCTGCTCCTGTCGGCCGTGGCCGCGTCGAAGCCGCACGTGACGCTGACGGACGCGGGCGTCCGGTGAGCACCTTCGGGCTGGGCATGATCGTCGGCGGCCTGATCGGGATCGTCGGCACGATGTGGATCGTCGGCAGGGCGGCGCGGCGCGTCGGCGACGAACTGCGCAAGTCGGGACGGCTCCGCGATGACTGACACGATGGAGCGGATCCTGGTGCTGCTCGTGCGGCACGCGCGCGGGCATCACCCGCTGCGCGGCGAGGCGATGACGTGCCTCGACATGGCGCACGGCCTCGGGTTTCGGAGCGGGTCCGACCGCCGGTCTGCGCGCGACGGCCGGGTCATGTCGCCAGCGCAGCGGGTCATCCAGCCGGTGACGGCGCTGCGCAAGCTCGGGCTGCTGCGGCTGGCCCCTCGCCCGGATCGCCTCACCGGCACGGCGTACGCGCTGACGGAGGAGGGCGAGCGCGAGGCCGACAAGCTGATCGAGGCCGGGGCGCTGGCCCGGCGGGTCGAGCACAAGGTGGAGGTCGTCCAGGCGAACACGATGGTCTACCACGCCGTCTGCTCGTGCGGCTGGCGAAGCTCGCCGTCGAACATCGCGGCGTTCGCTCACAACGACGGCGAGCGGCACGTGGCGATGGCACGCACGGGGGTGCCTGCCCCCTTCGACGGGTAGCGCTGACACCCCTGGAGTGCGCCGGTCGGCGGACCGCGCTAGAGTCACGCGGGTGGGTGCCTTGACTGTCTGGGGAGGTCCGTTGGATGGAGCGCAAGCTCCACTCCGCCGCCGGACAGCCACCATGTGGATCGAGGACACCGCACCGCACCGCATCCGTCTCACGCCCGGCCCTGGGCGACTCATGCACCGACTCCAAGGCGACCTACTCGTGTACGTGGAGTTGACGATGACGATCTGCGACGGCTGCGGCGCGCACCATGCTCGCGTTGACTCGTGCGTGCTCTGCGGCGCGCAGCTTCGGCGGACATGACGATCGACGCCCAGGACTCGGGCGTGCTGGTGCTGGGCGCTGCCGCGCGGAGGGAGATCGCGGAGGCCGCGAAGGCGGCGCGCATGGCGTACGCGATGGCTCGCCCGGAGACGGGCGACCTGCACATCGAACGGATCGTACGGCTCGTAGAGGGCGGCGATGCCGCCCGCGAGCACTCGCCGCCGGGCGACTAGGCCCGGCGACCTTCCTGCGGACCGACTGCTGGCCGGTCTGTCCCGCCAACCTCGTGATCAGAGAGAAGCCCACCGATGGCAACCGCCCTACCCGTCGAAACGAGCCGCCCAGACGGCCTCACGGAGAACCTGAACGAGCCGTCGCTGTGCGAGTGCGACCGTGGCGTCCAGTACGAGCACCGCTGCTGCGGAGCGCTCTCGGAGGGCAGGTGCTGCATGGACCCCGAGTGGGTCATGCGCGAGTGTGACCAGTGCGGCGGGGTCGGCATCAGGTGACCGACGAGCCGCAGGAGATTCGCGAGTGGGACAAGCGCGACAACGAGTCGCCGCAGGCGTTCGCGGCGTTCGTCGCCTACCGGAACCTCGGTCCGTCGCGTTCGGTCGTGAAGGCGTGCAAGGAGGTCGGGAAGACCCGCGCCACGCTGCACCCGTGGAGCACGCAGCACGACTGGGTTGCGCGGGCGGGGGCGTGGGATCGCTACTGCGACCAGCAGGATCAGCGACGCGACGAGGTGGAGCGGCTGGAGGGTCGCCGCCTGATGCACGAGGATCACGCGAAGGCGGGCAAGCGCATGTGGCGGCTCGCGGCGGACGCGCTGGGCGTGTCGGCCGACACCTCGGACGAGGCCGCGAAGGAGATCGTCGGCAAGCTGCCCTCGTCGGTGCACGTGAAGCTGTTGCAGGTCGGCATGGCGGCGGAGGTGCGCGCCCGGCACAACATGGTCGGCAGGAACCTCGACCCGCGCGACGCGGAGCGGATCGCAGACGAGTTGATCGAGGTGGCGCTGCGGTTCGTTCCGGAGGAGCAGCAGGCGGCGTTCCTGTCCGAGATTGAGTCGTTCATGTTGGGCGCGTAACCGGCGTCCTCTATCTCACAACGCGCTATACTGTGGGTGCGGGGAGAGGAACTTCCCGCAGAGAGGAACACGATGACCACGTGCCGCTACTTCGCCCTCTGCACGAACGAGGCTGAGGGCTTCGTCATCCTCCCGTTCGGGGACATCCCGACCTGCGGGCGCTGCGCTACGAAGATGGAGCAGACGATGACCTACACGATGGCCGAGGTCGAGACGGCCAAGGACACGATCCGCCGCGAGGTGATGGCGAAGTTCGGCGGGATGCTCGGACCGGCGCTGACCGGGGTCGAGGTCGGCGACGAGGACGCCATCCGGTTCCTGGGCGGCGCGACGGTCGAGGAACTGCTCGCCTAGCACACGACATGTGATAGACTTGAGGTGCGGGGTGGGGAACCCCGCAGAGAGGACACGAGATGAACACCGAGATGATCGCCGAGATGGAGCAGAAGGTCACCGAGCTTCGCGAGATGCTGACGACCTTCACCGAGGGGCAGGACGAGAACGCAGACGAGGGGAACGAGGGGACGATCGAGCAGGCCGAGCGCGCCCTCGACACCCTGGAGATGGCCCTCTGCGAGCTGGTCCCATGACGACGGGGACCGACCGCCGCTGGTGGCTCGCCTACGACAACGGCGAGGTGTGGCCCTGCGAGGTGATCGGCCCCTCGCTCGTCGGCCACTGGCACGTCCGCCCGCTGGCTCCGGCTCCCGACGCCGGGACGGATAGGATCGAGCCGACCCGCCGCGTGTACGACAACCGGCTGCAGGCTCCCAAGCTCACCGACTTCACGAAGGACTAGCGGGACTTCCCCGCAGAGAGGAACACGACATGCAGTCCGACATCACGATCGTCAACACGGAGCGGCACACGAAGGCGGGGCTGCTCGTGAGTCCGTTCGATACCGACGGCTCCGCTCACCTCACGCCGTTCAAGGGCGAGAGGCCGGGCAACGCCCTCATCCTCGATCGCGGGGCGGTGCGCGAGTTGCGCGACCTGCTGACCGAGATTCTGGAGAGCGCCGAGTAGATGGGGCGCGTTCCGTGCCGGACGTGCCCGTGGCGAGTTGAGCAGCACGCCGACGAGATCCCTGGGTTCGTGCTGGACCTGGCCGAGGGGCTGGTGAGCACGACGAGCGATCAGCTTGGCGCTCCGGTGTTCGCCTGCCACCAGTCGAAGAACGGCCGCGAGGTGGTCTGTACCGGCTGGCTGTGGCGCTACGGGTGGAACTCGATCGCGGTGCGGCTGGCGATGCTGCGCCGCGAGATGACGCCGGACGATCTTGAGCCGGACCCGACGATCGAACTGCACGAGACGTACGAGCAGGTGATCGCGAAGCTGCGGGACGACACGCACCGGGGCGCGGACTAGCGGTCGCGCACGATGCGTGCTAGGGTTGCGCGGGTCAACGCACTAGGGAGGCGACCAGTGGCGGAGCGTAGTAAGAGCGCGGCGCGAGCGACGCGGCGACAGCGCGCGTCGGATCGTGAAGGGGTGGAGCAGATCGAGCACCTGCCGAAGTCGTTCACGTTCATGCAGCGGACGCACAACACGCGCGAGCGCCGCGAGGTGGCGGCGGTCGTGGAGGCACTGAAGGCGCGGCCGGGCGAAGACGCGCGCGTGAAGCGGCTCCAGAAGCGCGCGAACGCCGAGGAGTTCGCGGAGACGCTGACGCAGTACGCGAGCGAACACGGGATCGACCTGGACGTGGATCTGCGCGGCAACGAGGTGTTCGCCCGGCTCGGGCCGCCCGAGCCGACGCAGCTTCCGGCTGACCCGGTTGCCGACCCGGACGGCGTGGAGTAGGTCATGGCGAGCACTGATCTGGTGCCGATGGGCACAGAGAGGGACGACGCCCCGGCCGTCACGAAAGAGTTCCTGGCCGAGTTCCAGGAACTGACAGCGCTCGTACGCGCGTGCGGGGCCGACCTGGAGGAGTTGTCGCGGCTGTGCTTCATCCGCGCGACGCCGCTGGCTCGCCGCCGGTCGCACGAGGTGGACACGACCCGGCTGGCGCTGCTCCGGCAGTTGTCGGCGGCGGAGCACAAGCTCCAGGAGGAGCTGGACCGCTTCAACCTCCGCCGCCAGATGCGGGCCATCCCGGGATCCCGTTCGTGACCGACGGCATCACGCCGGAGGACGCCGCCTCTCCCGAGATGAAGGCGCGGGTCGTGGCGGCCACCGAGGTCGTCGCTCGTACCGGAGCGTCGTCGGTGACGCTGCGGTTCTCCGACCCGGACGAGGATGAGGATGGCGGTCCAACCGTGTGGATCGCCATCTCCACCCACCGTCAGGGCGAGCGCGAGGTCTGCTCCGTGGCGGCGGGCCTCAACCCGCTGGCGGCGCTGTACCGGCTCTGCGACGAACTGGTGGACGGCGGCATGTGCGCGAAGTGCGGCCGTCCGACGGCGTTCATCCAGGACGAATCCGGGGGGCCGATGCCGCGCAAGATCGAGGGCCGCGAGGTGTGCTGGACATCGTGGGACGCACCGTCCGAGAAGTTCATGCGGGACTGCGATCGGCCGCGTACAAACGGCGGACGCGGCGGCTAGGATGGGCCTTACCCTCGTGATGACCGACGACCGGCCCGACAGCCTCGACATGGACGTTGAGCGCGCCTACGAGGGCCGCGCCGAAGACACCTACGATCTGCTCGCCCGCGAGGCGCGCAGGGACGCGGTGCGGCGCGCGAAGAAGAAGCGGCAGTCCCTCGCGCTGGCCGTCGCGTCGTTCCTGATGATGCACCTGGCGCTGTGGACGAACTCGTGGCAGGACTCGCACCGGCTCGACCTGGTGGCGCTCGCGTGGTCGGTCGCGCTGGCGGTGCTGGCCGTCATCGTCTACCCGAGGAAGGACTAGGTGGCCGGGTGGCCGTGCTCGTCCTCTCGTCGCTCCCAGACGAGCCGATCCTCCCGGCGGTGCTGTTCGTGCGGGAGTCGCCGGACGAGGTGGCGGCCATGACGAACATGCCGGTGCGGCACGTGCTCGTGACGCTGCTCGGCGACGGCGAGCCGTGGTGGGTGAGGGCCGACGCGATCACACTCATCCAACCCGACACACCCGCGTGAGCACACAGCGTGTGTTACGCTGCGTGTCATCGTGGCGGAATAGACCGCCAGAGAGGAGACATCACCCATGAGCATGTTCGCCGTGAACAAGGTCGTCTTGTTCGGGAACCTGACGCGCGACCCGGAACTGCGCACGACGCCGAGCGGGTACAGCGTGTGCGACCTGCGGCTCGCCGTGAACGAGAGCACGAAGGACAGAACGACGGACGAGTGGAAGGACCGCGCGAACTACTTCAACGTCGTGGTCTGGGGCAAGATGGGCGAGTTCGTCGCCCGCGAGGCCGCGAAGGGCACGCCGATGCTGATCGAGGGCAGGCTGCGCTGGGAGGAGTGGGAGGACTCCACGTCCGGCCAGAAGCGGCAGGCCGTGAAGATCATCGCCGACAAGGCGATTCCCGTCGGACGGCGCGAGCGCAACGGCGAACCGGCGACGAAGCGGCCGACGGACGAGGGCGGCCCGTGGGACGCGGGCGCACCGGCCTCCGGCATTGACGACGATATCCCGTTCTAGCTTGTAAGTCCTAACGGTACGGCCTGCGAGTGAGTGGGCAGAGAGGGGTCCGAGGTGTCGATCCTGTGTGACTTCGGGGCGGGCTGTGACGAGCCGCGGTGGTTTTACCCGGCAGAGTCCTTCACGTTCCGGCTGCCTATCGCGGGTGCTCGTCCACACGAGAGCACCGGCGGGTGGCTGGCGTGCGACCGTTGTCACGCGATGATCGAGGGCGGCGACTGGGTGTCGCTGGCGTGGTCGAGCATCCCGACCACGATGCGACAGGAGCACCGTCAGACCACGTACCGATTCATGCGTGGGCTGCACGAGGCGTTCGTCGCCGCTCGGACTGGTCCGGCTGAACCGTTCCGAGGAGGGACATGAGGACGCTGAGAATCACCCTGGCCGTCATAGCGACGGCGCTGACTGTTCCGGCGGTGGCAGACGCGCAATCGGTGGCGTCACTGGTACGACACGCGGGCGGCAACCCGTTCGCGTGCAACATGGGATCGAGGGCGTGGAGCGTGGCGGAGAACAAGTGCGTCGCGACGCTCGTGTTCGGGCCGCGGATCCGGAGGCAGGCGATGCGGATCATCCGGTGCGAGTCGAACTGGAACGAGCGCGACGTGAACGGATCGTCCGGCGCGTCCGGCCTCGGGCAGTTCCTCCGCTCGACCTGGCGGAACCTGCCGCGCCGGTTCTCGCGGCACTCGGTGTTCCACCCGGTGTGGAACCTGCGCGGGATGCGCTACCTGCGGATGCACGACGGCGATTTTCACCAGTGGGTGTGCCGGTAGCTAGACTCACGGCGTGAGGCACGTCGGCGAGGGCTTCGGCGGTTACCGCCGACGTGCCTCACGCTTAGCGCAAGATGTGTGGTACAGTCCGGCTTGCCGACGACGGCAGAGAGGTTCGGCCGTTGGAAGTAAAGGGCGCGGTGCAAGCGTCCGATAACGACCGAGGAGGTCACACGATGCGTAGGTCCCTGCAGGGCGCTGCTCTGCTCGCCGCGATGGCGGCAACGATGGTCGGCACTGCTCAGGCTGACGCGAGCACGCCGTCGCTGAAGTCGCTGGCAAAGGCGGTCAAGAAGCTCCAGCACGACAACAAGGTGCTGTCGAGCCGGATCAAGACGCAGGCGGCTGCGCTGAACGGGTTGGTCGGCTGCATGTCGGTCGTGAACCTGACGCAGTACGGGGCGGCAGACGGCACCTTCGGCTACATGTACGACGAGAACCCGTTCGATCCGACCGTGGTGCCGTTCGCGACCACCGGCATCGACGCGACGCAGGCTGGCGACACCGGCACCGGGTTCCTGATCGTCGGCTCCGACTGCGGCTCGACCGGACGCGCTGCGCGCGCCTTCGGACTGAGCACCTTCCCGATGGCGACGATCGCGAACAGCGCTCGCTAGCCGTCAAGGATCTCACGGGACCCCTCACCCGCCGGTCGCCGACTCTCCCCAAGGAAGCGACCGACTGAGTTCCGTGAGCACGGGCGTGCTGCTCCCCTCCGCGTTCCTCCTCTCCGCGGTGGGGAGCGCCGCCCACTAGATACCCTCGGCCGGAGCGGCTGAGGTTCCACCGAACGCCGTCGCGTCTTGCCCCTGACGCGGCGGCGTTCGCTATGCTCGGCGCGTGGAGCGCCAGTACGGGTACATCATGCGCACGCGCGGCGGAGAGAGCTTCCGCTGCTACTACGAGACGGTGCCGTCGGAGATGATCGGCCACGCCGAGGAGCGGGCGCGGATCGCGAGCCTGGAGCGCTCCGGGTACACGGCGGTGATGTTCTACTCGGCCGGGGCCGACGATGCGCTGGGTGGGCTGGCGAAGGACTACGGCACGACGCTCACGGAGGCGGAGTTCGTGGCCGCTCGCGAGGCGGGATGGCCGGACAGTCGCCCGGCTCCGCGGACGCACACGATCGCTGTCGGCGGATCGCTGGACGCACGCGGCGAAGCGGACTCCTGAGCCGCTGCGCGTGGCTCGGGGGCGCTACCGGATCACGGTGTGGTATCTGTCGCGCGAGCACTTGCTCGGCGGCGTCCCGAGGGCATCGACCAGCGTGAGGCGTCCACCGCTGGAGCGGGTCTGGACGTTCGCCGCGTCCGGGCCTCCGCCGCCGCCCGAGCGGGCCTCTCGGTGGTGCGTCCGCTACCGGCCGAAGGGCGGCGAGGCGGTCGAGGTAACGCTCGACATGAGGTTCGTGCTGGACGTAGAGGCGTTGTCCGGTGCGCCGAAACCTCCATAATGCTCGCAACTAGGGAGGTGGTAGTTGAAGGGTTTCATCGCAAGGCTCGCCGCGCTCTCACTGGCGGCGGGGTTCGGACTGGCGCTGCCAGCCATCGCGTCCGCCAACCAGGTGCCGGGGAATCCGCCGCAGTCGCCGTGTGCGCACGGCAACCCGACGGACCTGTGCGACCGGGTGGCGATCGTGGTGGAGCCGCCGGGCGCGAACTGCCCGAACGGCGGCCTGAAGGTGATCGTCGTGAACGGGCTGCTGGACTCGGACCCGATGGCTCACAACAAGCGCAAGCCCCGGGACCCGGCGGACGAGGTGTTCTTCGTCTGCAACGGTGCTGACGGGCAGCCTGGGCCGCCTGGTCCTCCTGGCCCGGCTGGGCCGCCTGGTACGTCGCCGGTGATCACGGCGGAGCCTGCGGGCGCGAACTGCGCGGCGGGGGGCGTGAAGATCACGATGCCCGGCACGCCGCCTGCGCCGGACGAGACGTTCTTCATCTGTAACGGCGTGGCCGGTCCTCCTGGCCCGGCCGGTCCTCCTGGCCCGGCTGGTCCTCCTGGCCCGGCTGGTCCCGGCGGCACGCCGGGCACCGCTCCGTGCGTGTCGAACAGGGTCGCGTCGTGGCACGTGATCGTGCGGCGCAACGTCCGGGTGAGCCGGGTGCGGGCCACGTTCAACGGCCGCCGGACCACCCTGAACCCGACCAGGACGCGGCGCGGTCTGGTCTTCTACCGGGTGCGGGTTGACATGCGCGGCTTGCAGTCGGGCGTGTACGTGGCGCGGATTCGGTACACGTTCCGGCGGGTCGGCTCGACCCGGCGGATCCCGCGCACGAAGGTGCACTACTACCGCGTGGGCTGCCCCGGCCAGTACGGTCCGGGGGGTCTGAACCTGAACGAACTCACGGTTCTGTAGGCTGCGGGGAGGCCCCGGAGTATGCGGCTCCGGGGTCGCCCCGTCCTCTAACTCGCATCGTGCGCCATGAATCGCGGCGTGTGCTAGTCTTAGCGTGACCGGAGAGGCCGGTCAGAGAGGAGTACGACATGGCACAAGTCACGTACGTGAAGAAGGCGCAGGCGCGCTACAAGATGGTGCCGGTGATCGATCCGGCGACCGGCGAGCAGAAGGTCACGCCGGTGATGCGCGCGGACGGCACGCCGAAGGTCACGAAGCACGGCCACCAGGTCGTGATGCGGCAGACGGTCGCCGACCGGACGCAGCCGCTGCCGCCGCTGGTCTGCGAGTTCTGCAACGAGCCGATCGAGGTCGGCACCCCGTACAAGCACGTGTCCCCGAAGTCGGGGCCGTACGGCGGGTATCAGCGCAACCGACACAAGGACTGCCCGGGCTGGCAGGCGTGGGATCTGACGAACGCCTGGTGGGCGCGCATCGCGCGCGCCACGAGCGGCTTCGACGTGTCGGAGTTCATGGACAACCCGGACGAGTCGTCCGTGGAGAACATCCGAGGGGCGCTGGAGCAGGTCGCGGACGAGGTGCGCGGCCTGGCCGAGGAGAGCCGCGAGACGGCCTCCAACATCGAGCAGGGCTTCGGCCACTCCACGCAGCAGTCGCAGGAGGCCGAGGATCGCGCCGACGCGCTGGAGGCGTGGGCGGACGAGATCGCCGAGGCCGACCTGCCCGACTTCCCCGAGGCCGAGACGGAGACGGAGACGCGGTGGTTCGTGATCAACGTGGACGGCTCCGGCGACGTGGCCGAGGACACGCCGGAAGGCTTCGATGACGAGGCCGAGGCTCGGCGCTACATGAACGGCATCATCGAGCGCTACCCGCAGGCCAAGGACGACATGGAGCTTGAGTCGCGCGAGGTCGAGGTCACCGGCGACGAGCCGACCGAGGAACAGATCGAGAACTGGCGCTCCGAGGTGGAGTCCGCCATCGGGATCGTGGATGAGTCCCCTGTCTAGTGGGACGCCGGGGCCACAGGATCATCTCCCGCGGGCCTCTGTCCGCGGGCGTGATCCGTCCCGGGGACGAGTGGGTACTGGTGGAGCTTCGGGACGGCGTGTGGAACGTCTCGCTGCTCCATCAGCCCCCTCGCGGCTACCCGACGGAGGTGTGCCGGTGCGAGCGGCGCACGCGGTGGGGCGCGGGTCGAGCAGCGCGACGGATGCTGGACGGCTGGCGGCCACGAGGTCGGAAGCCGCGGGAGTGGACGGTGCACCCGTGGTGACAGAACGTGCGACACTGACCCCCCAGGAGGGGACGATGCGAACGGGACCACGGAAGACGAGGGACGTGCTGCGGCGGCGTCTGGAGCACCTGGAGGCGAGGATCAGCGCCTCGCGGTCTTCGGATGGCGTGGACCTGTCGTTCGACCGCGCTGAATGCGCGGCCCTGCGCTCCGCGATCCACGCTGTGGAGCGGACGATCATCCCCACGGAGGGGACGGCGCTGGTGCTGCGCGATGGCCGGGACGGCGGCGCGCAGTTGCTGCTCGTGACGGACGGCGACGAGGTGGCCGAGGTGAATGCCTCGATCATCGATGGCCGGGTGCAGCTTGTCGCGAAGGGCGACGTGCTGGTGCGCTGGGACAGCGAGGTCGAGAGCGCGGACGTAGGCTGAGCGTGGAGTGGGCGCTGGACGACGGCGACGTGCGGATCGCGCTGGGCGACGCGGCAGAGCGGCTGCGCGAGATGGCCTCGGGGTCGGTGCAGATGGTCTGCTCCAGCCCGCCGTTCTGGGGTCTACGCGACTACGGGACGGGCACATGGGAGGGCGGCGATCCGGAGCATGAGCACGACCGGGTGGGCGCACGCGGCGGTAGGGGCGGCTCCGGATCGCCGGGCAAGAACACGGTCGGCGCGACCCCGGCGACGGTGCCGGTGCCGGAGTGCTCGTGCGGCGCGCTCTACGTTGATCCGCAGATCGGGATGGAGGAGACGCCGGACGAGTGGGCGGCGCGGCTCGTGGGCGTGTACCGCGAGTGCCGCCGCGTGCTCCGCGACGACGGCGTGATGTTCGTGGAGGTCGGCGACAGCTACTCCGGGACTCCCCACTGGGGAGGGAACAACGGTCTGGGTCATCCTCCGACCGATGCGCAGGCCGGTGGGCAGAGGGGGGCGCGTCGGAGCAACGTCGCCGACGCGATCAAGCCGAAGGACATGATCGGCCAGCCGTGGCTGCTCGCGTTCGCGCTCCGTGCCGACGGGTGGTTCCTGCGCTCGGAGATCATCTGGGCGAAGGCGAACCCGATGCCCGAGTCCGTCACGGACCGCGTGACGCGGGCGCACTCCACGGTGTTCATGCTGTCGAAGCGGCCACGCTACTTCTGGGACGCGGACGCGATTCGCGAGGCGTACATCATGGACGGCCGGAAGGTGACGACGGTGACCGGCACCGACGCTTCTGCGCAGCACCGCGACGGCGAGCGGTGGCCGAACCCAATGGGCGCGAACGCCCGCAGCGTGTGGACTCTCGCGACCGAGCCGACGCCGTTCGCGCACTTCGCCACCTGGCCGCAGGCGCTGGTCGAGCGGATGGTGAAGGCGAGCACGAGCGAGTACGGATGCTGCGTGGCGTGCGGCGCTCCGTGGCGGCGCGTGGTGGAGCGCGAGGGCGAGTCCACTGGGGAGCGGCTGGCCCGGAAGACGAAGCGGGACGCCGCCGCGCCGATCGCACCGCGTAGCGATGGCGGCTTGACGCAGCACGCGGCGGGGAGCCTGCTCGCCGTTCCCCGCGAGGCTCGGATGGTCGGCTGGGAGCCGACGTGCCAGTGCGGCGTCGGCCCGGAGACGATCCCGGCGACGCGGCCGTGCGTGGTGCTCGACCCGTTCATGGGATCGGGCACAACGGCGCTGGTCGCGCGGCGGCTCGGGAGGCACGCCGTCGGGGTGGAGTTGAACCCGGACTACCTGGGCATCGCGGCGCGGCGGCTCCAGCAGTTGTCGCTGCTCGCGTGACCCCGCTGTGATCGTTGGTCGTGTACGCTCGCAGTCGATGGCGGACCGTGGGCGTCACGAGCGGCAAGAGGTGGAACGGCGGGTGGCCCGAGAGCTAGGCCGGATCGCCGACGCCCTGGAGGCGCGCGTGCGTCGGCGCGACAAACTGCCCGCGTGGGCGGAGAGGATGGAAGCGAAGATGGCGGATCTCGATCAGGCGATTCTCGACCTGCAGGCGGCAACGAAGTCGGTCGTGGAGGACGCGAAGAACGCGGTCGTGAACGAGCTTCACCGGCTCTCGGACGAGGTGCGCAACGCGCCCGACACGGACGCGGCGGCCGAGAAGATCAGCGCGGTAGCGGAGTCGCTGTCGCAGGCGGCGGTGGACATGAAGTCGGCGGTGGACGAGACGGACGGCGACGAAGCCGCTCCGGCCGACCCCGGCACCGGCGAGGCTCCGGCGGACGGCACAGCGGAGCCGCTGCCCGACCTGCCCGGCGACCCGGTGAACACCGAGGATCTGGGCACCGGCGACGGCGGCGACCTCCCCCCCGCCTGACCGACCCCTCACGCCCGATGATGTAGCGAAGCCCGGCTCCGGCCGGGCTTCGTCGTTCTAGCTCACGACGTGTTATACTTGGGGTGCGGGGAGAGTCCCCGCAGAGAGGAGACGCAGGACATGACCCGACGGTATGTGAGTTGCGCGGAGACGGCGAAGCTGGTTCGCGCCGCACTCAAGGCGAAGTTCCCGGGGGTGAAGTTCTCGGTCCGATCCCACACCTACTCGGGTGGGGCGTCGATCGACGTGACGTGGCTGGATGGGCCGACCGGCAAGGACGTGGCGCTGGTGACGGAGCTTTACCGCGGCTCGACCTTCGACGGGATGATCGATCTGAGGACGAGCCACACGACGCTGCTCGCCAGCCCGGACGGGTCGGTCGAGGAGGTTCACTTCGCAGCGGACTACGTGTTCACGCACCGCAACCTGTCGCCGGAGTTCCAGGCGACCCTGGGCGCGATGTACGAGGCGGAGTACGGCGCGGTGTACGACCGCGAGGCGTACGACAACAGCGCCGACCACTACTACCGCAAGCTCGTGAGCGAGACGTGGGGGCCGCTGCGGAAGGTCGCGAAGATGGAAGGGGCGACGAGGTGAAGACCTCCATCCGGATCGCGCGGGTGCTGGACTCTGCGTCCGATCAGGTGCTCGCTTCCGGGGAGGGTGTGGAGGCCGCGATCGAACTCGGCATCCGCGCCGTCCCCCGCAACCAGGCCCCGACGAAGGCGGCTGTCATCGACCACCTGTGCATGTGGTGGAACGGCGTCGGTCAGATGAAGTCGAAGAACTACTGGACGTGGGACCGCATCCGCGACTACTTCGACAACGCGCCGAACCGGGCGAGCCTGCTCAACCAGTGCGCCGACTTCTGGCGCGGAGGGAACTGATGGCGATGAACAAGCGCGAAGGCATCCGCTACCACGTGGACGCGCTCCCGCACGGCCGGGGGCAGATGGTGGCCGACCTGATCGACGGCGGCAAGCTCGTGCAGACGTGGCCGGTCGGAAGCCCGGCCCCGTTCGACACGGTGCAGCGCGCGGCTGATGAGGCGAACGGCGAGCGCCGGGCATGACGCTCGCGCCGGGTGATCGTGTCGCCTACGAGGCGCACGGCAACTTCGTGGTGATCGGCGACGACCACTGGCCGGGCAGGATCGGCTACGTGCTCGCCGTCGATCAGTCCTCCGCCGCCGTCGTCTGGGAGGGCGGCAGCACGAGCACGCTGCCGTTCTCGCGGCTGCGGCTGATCGCGCCGGAGCGGTTCTGTCAGATGTGCTTCCGCAACGTGTACCTCGCGCACGGCGTGCAGACCGGGCACCTGATGGAGTGGGTGCCGGACAGCGAGGGCGAGGTGACGCTGATCGGCGGCCGGGCGGTGTCGCTGGATTCGACGGAGGCTGACCGGCAGGTGCGGCGGCGGAAGATGATGCGCGCGAACGAGGAGATCAACAGGCTCGTCGCGCACTGGCGCATCTGCTCGTCGTCGCCGAAGTACGTGGGTGTACCATCCCGACGTGGCTCACGACGTAGGCCAACTAGCGATCACCCGTCCTGAGCGGGCCTGGGACGTGCACCGGCTGACCGAGCGTCAGCACGGCGTGCTGGAGTGGGCGCGGCTGCACGGCGACGTGCGTACCCGCGAGCTTCGCCGGGCGCATGGCTACTCGCGGCCGTCGGCGGCGTTGAAGGTGTTGGAGCGGCGGGGTCTGCTGCGGAAGGTCGGGCGCGGCCGGTACGTGCCGGTCGCCGCGCCGACCGAGGTGGCGGCATGAAGATGCTGGCGGCGCTCGGTCTGATCCTGTGGCTGGCCGCCGACTCGCGGTTCGGGCTGATCCTGTTCTCGGGCAGCCTCGCGCTGGCGCTGATGAGCAGCGGGAGGACGGCGTGACGACGGACGTGAAGCCGACGTTCACCGGGCCGGGCGGGAGCGCGTGGGAAGTGGCCGTGCCGGACGCGCCGGGCCACGGGCAGGTGTGCCAGTGGCTGCTGTTCGCGCCCACCGCGCACCCGTTCTGGAACTTCCACGTCATCACGGTCGCGCACCTGCTGCCGATCGAGGGCGTGAAGGACGCGCACGTCCAGTTCCCGGGCGCGTCGCACGAAATGCTCGTGCTGGCGCTCGATCCGGAGACGGAGGACGCGATCGACCCGGCTGACGCCGCGACGCAGAAGCAGTGGATGCAGCCGCCGGACGCCGTGGTGCAGTTCATCGTCGCGAACGACGAGCAGGCGTGCGCCGTGGCGCGGTTCTCGGCGCAGGCCGTGACGCAGGGACTGATCGCCCCGGACTCGGACTTCAGGCAAGCGTGGGAGGTGGGCGTGGCGGCGACGGCTGAGCACGTCCGGCTCGGCGAGCACCCGGAGGGCTGATGCCGTCGCACGCGATCACCACGCTGCGCGGGAAGATGGCCGGGGCGGCGACGCGGCGGCTCAACGAGGCGCGCGCGGTGCAGGCGCGGAAGGTCAGCGAGACGGGCTTCTACGAGTGGGCGCTGCGCATCCCGGAGCCGAAGACGGGGACGCTCGACTTCGACAAGTTCCCGTTCCAGAAAGAGATGTACCAGGAGTCCGGCGAGCGCGAGATCGTGGTGAAGAAGGCCACCCAGATCGGCGTGTCGGCGTACCTGATCCGGTGGTCGCTGTTCTACGCCGACACGCGCGGCTGGTCGGTGCTCTACATCTTCCCGACGGTGAAGCAGTTGTACGACCTGTCGGACGCGCGGGTGCAGCCGCTGATCGACAACACGGAGTACCTGCGCGGCCGGGTGCCGCGCACGCGGGTGCAGAACAAGGGCCTGAAGGGCGTCGGCCTCGGGCTGGTCTACTTCCGCGGCTCGGAGCGCAAGCGGGCGCTCGACTCGGTGGACGCGGACGCCATCGCCTTCGATGAGTACGACACGCTGACGCAGGACAACCTGCCGGACGCCGAGCGGCGCGTGTCCGGCTCCGAGCACGGCCTGCTGCGCCGCGTCGGCGTGCCGTCGGTGCCGGACTTCGGGGTCAGCGCGGGGTACGAGCGCAGCGACCAGCGGCGGTGGCTGACGAAGTGCGAGGGGTGCGGCGAGTGGCAGCCGATCGACTTCTGGAAGAACGTGGACCAGGAGCGGATGATGGTCGTCTGTTTCGTGTGCCGGAAGCCGCTGGAGGTGGAGCGCGGCGAGTGGGTGGCGCAGTACCCGGAGCGCGACGTGCGCGGCTACCACGCGCCGCGGCTGATCGTGCCGCGCATCGCTCGGAACGAGAACGGTGCTCTGGAGGGCATCGTCAAGGAGAGCAAGAAGCGGAAGCCGTACGAGGTCACCGTCTTCCACAACAAGGACCTGGCCGAGGACTACGCACCGGCGGAGGGGCGGCTGACGCTGGCGGCCATCCAGGCGGCGCAGACGGCGGGCGGCGGCTACGCGCAGTTGACGGGGTACACCGGCGACCGGCTGGTGACGATGGGCGTGGACGTGGCGTCCACCCGGAACCTGAACGTGCGGATCTCTGAGCACCTGCGCGACGGCGTGAAGCGGGCGCTCTACATCGGGGAGGCCAAGAGCTTCGATGAGGTGGGCGAGTTGATCCGCCGGTTCCGGGTGAACATGACGGCGATCGACCACCTGCCCGAGCACCGGCTGGCGATGGGCCTGGCGGAGCAGTACGCGGGCCTCGTCTACCTGGTGAACTACTCGGCTCCGAAGGTGGGGCCGGTGCTGACCGTGAATGAGGGGCTGCGGACGGCGAGCGTGCGGCGGACGGAGGCGATCGACGCGACGTTCCAGCAGATGCGCGAGCAGCGCAACCACCTGCCGATCGACCTGCCGGAGGGCTACGCGCAGCAGATGACGACGCTCGTGCGGCACGTGACGGTGGACGAGTCGGACAAGGTGGTCGTGAGCTACAAGGCGACCGGCCCGCACGACTATGCGCAGGCCGAGGTGTACGACCTGATCGCGGGCGAGTTGTGGACGTTCCGGCAGGCCGTCGATGCCGAGATGCAGTCGGAGCTTCGGCCGCTCGATGACATGCTGGAGTTTGAGCGCAGCGCGCTGTCGGACGAGAGCGTCGGCTACTCGCCGGGGCCGAGCCTGGACGAGGGGTTCGCGGAGGATGAACTGCCGGACTACGACGATCCCGAGGTGGCTGGCGGCGACTGGTGAGCGATCAGTACGGGAAGCGGTGGCGCGGCGGGGTGGACTGGCACAAGTGGGGCGTCGCGCTGATCGTGATGGTCGGCGAGTCGCGCGACGTGCCGGGGGACACGACGGTCATGTACGTGGAGCCGTGGCAGATCCACGTGCAGGTCGGGCCGTGGTGGGGCGACGTGCGTGGCCGGTTCCCGGACACGCCTGGGCCTGCCTAGCTCACGACGTGCTATACTTGGGGTGCGGGGAGGGACCCCGCAGAGAGGCAGGTGCGACATGGGCACGACGAGGACCCCGACCTTCCGCGTGGAGGCGACCTCGGTACGGCTGCGCGACGGCAAGCGGTTCCACGAGGTGCTGCTCGGCTGGCGCGGCACGGCGACGGACGCGAAGCTCGCGGAGTGGGTCGAGACGTTCGACACGGCGACCGCGCCGGGCGGCGTGAACGCCCACCTCGGGCAGCACCAGACGACGCGCGCGAAGGTCGTCCGGCAGACCACCGGCGAGACGGTCGCGACGTTCGTCCGCCCGATGTTTGAGGCGGTGGCGTGATGGCGGTTGACCACGCGACCTGGCCGTATCGCTACCCGAACACGTACGAGATGCACATGCGCAACGTCGTGACCGGCGAGGTGCGCCACGTGCTGGCGAAGGCGTTCGACTCCACGACCGCGCTGGCGTACGTGCTGCGCAACGAGCGGACGGGCCAGTGGGTGCTGGACGGCTTCGTCTACGACGAGCAGACGGGCGGCGGAGGCCGTGCCGGGACGCTCCACCCGCGGCAGGCCGGGACGCCGGGGTACGTGCCGTGACGGCGCTGCGCCGGGCGTTCGCCTGGGACCTGATCGGCTTCGACGGCGCGTGCCGGACGCTCCCGAACGGCCGGGCGGTGTGGGAGGCCGTGGACTACGACGACTCCCGCACGCCCGCCCGCCGGAAGGTGAAACTGTCGCGGCTCGTGGTGGACGAGTCCGGGCTGCGGCAGGTGACGCGCTACGTCGATCCGGACCAGCCGATGGAAGTGCTGGCGGAGCCGTCGGCGTGATCATCCTGGCGTTCATCGTGCTGTGCGCGTTCGCCCCGCTGATGTGGGAGATGTTCAAGACCGCGCTGGTCGTGGCCGGGTGGGCGCTGGTCGCGGCCTGGGCCGCGCTGGTCGCGGTGTGGTGGATCGCCGTTGTGATCGTGACGGCGGTCGGCGAGGCGTGGCTGTGGTGGCGCGCTCGGCGGCGGCGGCGGGCGGAGTTGCTGGCGGCGGGCAGGTTTGTGCTGGAGGGCAAGCCGGTGGTGCGGCCGGTGGCGCTCGCGAACCCGGAGTGGTGGGACCTGATTCCGGACGATGCGTTCGTGCCGCCGCTCGGGTGGCGGGTGCGCAAGAAGCTGCGGCTGCCTGCGCGTCCGCTGCCGCAGGTGCCGACGCCGGGCCGGGCTGCGCTGCCTCCTGCCACGGTGCTGCCGCCGCCGCCCGCGCGGAAGAAGAAGCCGTCCGCCGAGGGCGCTACGCTTCGATCCTCAACCTAGTCACTCCCGACCGAAGCCCGCCCCTCCGGGGGCGGGCTAGTCGCTCCCGGTGACTGGCGGCTAGCGCACGGTGTGTGTTACAATTGAGGTGCGGGGACGACCCCCGCAGAGAGGAACGCGGATGAGCACAACGATCGCATCGCTGGAAGTGGCCGTTCAGACGCTCGCCGCGCGTGACACTGACCGCGCTTACGAGCGCAACGGCGTCGGCTACAACAAGGCCGACTCGTGGATCGGGCACGCGCTGGCCGAGATCCCTGCGGACACCTGGGGCGACGAAACGACGTACGCAGCGTGGGCGATGCTGCGGAAGTACCGCGGCCAGCTTGCGGGGGCCGGGATCGACTTCGACGCGATCCCCGTCCCGGCTGAGCCGGAGTACGGCGAGGATGCGGCGCGCGACACGGCGCGCACGGCGGCGTACCGCTGGCGGGTCGAGAAGCGCCGCGCTGAGCGCCGCGCCGCGAACGTGCCGACGATCGAGATGGACGCCGGAGGGTTCGGCGTCCGGTTCCCGTACGACGAGGAGCTTGTCGCCGCGATCCGCGAGGTGCCCGACCGCCGCTGGGATCGCGACCGCACGGTGTGGGTCGTCGCGCCGAAGGGCGCTGCGGCGCTGGCGGCGTGGGCTGAGCAGTACGGCGCGCAGATGTCGGCAGAGGTGGAGTCGGCTCTCGCCGGGCTGGCCGAGTGGGCGGCGGCGGAGGCCGCGAAGCCCGCGAAGCGGCTGGAGATGAGCGGCGACACGATCCTCGTCTACTTCCCCTACGACTCCAGCATCGTCACGATCATGCGGAGCCTGAACGGCCGCTGGGACAAGGCGGCGTCGGTGTGGAAGGTGGCCGGGCGGCAGGCCGCGAAGCTGATCGACATGGCGCGCGAGCACGACTTCGACATCGCGCCGGAGATCCTGGCGGCGGTCGAGGCGCTGGAGACGCGCCGGGCCGCGAAGGTCGATGCCTCCCGCGCGCTGGACGCAGACCTGGACATCCCCGGCATCCGCGACGGGATGAAGCTGCACCCGTTCCAGCGGGCGGGCATCCGCTACCTCCTGGAGCACGCAGACGGGCGCGGGATCATCGGCGACGAGATGGGCCTCGGGAAGACGCCGCAGACGATGTGCACGGTGGAGCACGCCGACGCCTTCCCGTGCCTGGTGGTGGTGCCGAACCTCGTGAAGCTGAACTGGCTGCGCGAGATTGACCTGTGGCTGCCGGGCCGCTCGATCACCCTGCTCGACTCCAGCAAGACGGCCGAGGTGAAGACGGTGAGCTTCCGCCGCCATCTGCTCGCGGGCGGGGGTCGCCGGACGATCCGCACGAACGATCCGACGGCGGAGTTCATGGTCGTCAACTACGACATCCTGCACAAGCTCCTGCCGCGCTTCAGCGGCAAGTCGCTGGGCGCGGTGATCTTCGATGAGGCGCACTACCTGAAGAACCCGAAGGCGCTGCGCACGAAGGCCGCGAACGCCATCGCGTCGATCGCGAAGCTGCGCCTGATGGCGACCGGCACGGCGATCCTGAACCGGCCGATCGAGCTTCTGTCGCCGCTGGAGATTCTGGGCCGGGCCGGGGAGTTCGGTGGCCGGTCGAGCTACCAGCGCCGCTACTGCAACGCGCACGAGGACTCTCGCGGTCACTGGGACGTGTCGGGTGCGAGCAACCTGCCGGAGTTGAACGAGCGGCTGCGCGAGGTCTGCTACGTGCGGCGCGATAAGCGCGACGTGCTGACCGAGCTTCCGCCGGTGCAGCGGCAGACGGTGCTGCTCCCGATCACGAACCGCAAGGAGTACGAGCGGGCCGAGGACGACGTGGTGCAGTGGGCACGCGACAAGGCCCGGACCGACCGCGCGTTCCACGCAACGCTGGGCGGCCTGACGGCGGCGGAGCGGACGGAGGCGATCCGGGCACACGCGGCGGAGGCTGGCACTCGCGCGATGGCGGCGGAGGCGCTGCGCCGGATGGGCGCGCTGCGCAAGCTGACCGGCGAGGGTAAGGTCGCTGCGGTGAAGGACTGGGTGACGGAGTTCCTGACCGAGGAAGACAAGCTGATCCTGTTCACCTGGCACGTGGAGGGTGTGCAGGAGGCCCTGATCGACACCTTCCCCGGCTGCGCCCGGGTGCTGGCGTCGGACTCCAAGGAGCGCCGCGACGCGGAGGTGGAGCGGTTCCAGACCGACCCGGACTGCAAGCTGATCGTCATCAGCCTGAACGTCGGCGGGGTCGGCCTCACGATCACCGCCGCGCATCACCTGGCGTTCGTGGAGCTTCCCTGGCGGCCTGGTGATGTTGACCAGGCCGAGGGGCGCGCGTACGGTCGCCTGAACGATGCGCACGGCCTCACGAGCTACTTCCTGCTCGGCGAGGACACCTTCGATCTGGACATGGCTGACTTGCTGGACGAGAAGCGGATGGTGACCGACGCGGTGAACAGCGGCGCGGACGGCGCGAGCGGCGACTCGATCATGGCGAGCCTGGTCGCGAAGATGGCGGAGCGGGCGGCGTGACGACGCCGGTCGAGGCGTTGCTGTTGCTGCTGGGCGAGGCGCACGACTACGTGGACCCGGCGCTGCATCCCGGCTTCCACGAGCGGGTGCACGAGGCCGTCGCTGCCTACGAGAAGCCCGGCTCGTTGTGGCTGGTCACGTCCGGCGAATACAGCGGCTTCGGCGTGGAGTTCGCGATGCCGTCCGAGGAGGCGGCCGAGGCGTGGTGCCAGCGCGTCCTGGAGGTGCACGGCCTGCGCTACGACGTGCAGGAGGTGAGGCTGGTCGGCGACGAGGGGCCTGCGATCCTGACCTGGTACACGGCCCTCGTGACGCGGACGTTCCCGGACATGCAGGTCTTGACGCATCAGGAGTTGGAGTTCGTGATGCCGAATCTGGTGCAGGCGAAGACGACGACGCAGACCCTGCCGAACGGCGAGTGGTCGGTGCACTCGATCGGCACCGACAAGGATCGGGTGGTGAAGGCGGCGCACGATGCCGTCGCGACCGTTCGTGCCCGGGCGGCGGGCGTGTCGTGATCGACTCGGGGAAGGTCGAGCTTGTCGGCGTGGAGGACGACTACGAGGGCGGCGTGCGGCTCTACTACACGCACCGGTCGATGGGCGTCTACGCGCTCGTGACCGACCCGGAGTGGGTCGCGAAGGCGCGGCAGGCGTGGGCGGGGATGGGTCGCGTGTTCATCCCGCGGCCGGAGCGTGGGCGGCGGTTCCAGGATCGCGATGCAGAGCAGTTCCCCGGCCCCGAGTGGCGGCCGTGATGACGTGGCTGCAGCGGATCACGATGGGGATCGTCGCGGCGCTGATCGTCGTCGGCGTCGTGACGGTGCTGGTGCGGCTATGACGAGCGAGCCGCGCCACTACCTGTTCGGCGGTGAGGACTACTACCCGAGCGCGCCGCCGGGCGACCTGATCCTTGTCGGCACGCTGGAGCAGTGCCGGGCGATGGCGGTGACGGTCGCCGACCGCGGCTACATACACCGCGAGGGCGGGATCGGCGGGACTCCGGTCTTCACGCTGCCGGAGAACAGCGACGACTTCTCGTTCATGCGAATGTCGATCGAGTGGTGGCGGATCCTGAACGCGGACATGGAGGTGGTCGAGCATGGTGCGGACGACAACCCCTACGGCGGCTGAGCGGTGAGCGGCATCCCGATCCTGTTCCGGGGGCGCAAGCGCCAGCCGGTCACGCACCACCTGGTGAACGGCGTGGTGGTCGAGAACAACGATCCGGACAAGCCGCGCTACACGTACACGGACCTGCGGGGCGTGACGATCACGACTGACGACCGGCCGCCCGGGTTCAGCCGTCCGCCGTCGGTCTGGAGCATGAGGATCGCCGTGTCGTTGGCGGCGATCGCGGCGATAGGGATGTTCTCGCTGCTCGGCTACGTGACCGTCGTGTACGTCATCCAGGGGAAGCCGACGGCGCGCGAGCGCCAGAGGCAGAATGTCGCCGAGCTTCAGCGCGAGGTCGCCGAGTTGAAGCTGCGGGTCGATACGCTGTCTCTGCGGATCGAGGGAGAGCGATGAAGCCGGGCCAGTGGGTGCGCGACGTGAAGCTGTCGGACGGCCCGGAGGGTCAGGTGCTGAACGTGCGGGAGTGGTGGGGGCAGTCCGGCCAGCGGCCGACGTGGCTGCTCGTGCAGTGGCGCGGCGAGGCGGGGCCGCGATCGGTGGCGCTGGAGGCGGTGGAGTTCGTGCGCGAGGGGCCGGAGCGGATCGTCGTCGTGAGCCTGCCGGTGAGCGCGCTCGTGCAACTCGTGGACGCGGCGTTCTCGGCCGAGGGCGAGGGACAGGCGGACGCGGCGTGCTCGCGGAACCTGGTGGAAGCGCTCGGGGCGGAGTGGACTGGGATGGAGCCGTGGTGACCCGCGCCGCCGTGGGGTTCGTCGTCGTGCTGCTCGTGACGGCTCCGGGCTGGAACTGGCAGTCGAAGCCGGGGCCGCCGGGGCCGCGCGGGAAGCCGGGCAAGACGGGCAAGCAGGGGCCGCGCGGGCCTCGTGGGTTCCGCGGCGTGCCGGGCGTGCCTGGTGCCCCTGGTGCGCCGGGTGCGACCGGCCCGCAGGGGCCTGCAGGGCCAGCTACGGGCGTCCCTGGGCCGCCGGGGGCTACGGGCGCGCAGGGTCCGCAGGGCGCTCAGGGGCCGCAGGGGCCGCCCGGACCGCCCGGCGCGACCGGCGGGCAGGGCGAGACTGGGCCGCGCGGGTCACGCGGGCCGCGAGGTTTACGAGGCCCGCGCGGGCCGAGAGGCGTCAGGGGCCAGCGTGGACCGCGCGGCGTCCGGGGTCGCACCGGCCCGCAGGGACCGCCTGGTCCTGGGATCACGGAGCCGGAGGTCGTGACGCATCGCAGTGACAACAGCAATGCGGACGTGAAGACTTCGACGGCGACATGTCCACCAGGCACGTTTCTCACGGGCGGTGGATTCTCGACCAACCTGCTCGATGAGCGTCTGACTCCCTTGCGGATGTTCCCGCACGGGCCGTCTTGGACGGTCACGGTAGCTGAGATCAACGGCGTCCCGAACAACGTTCTGTGGGACGTGACGGCGTACGCTGTCTGCGTGTCGTAGAGACGAGAGAGGAGAGCATGATGGAAAGGCTCAGAGAGGCGCTGGAGCGCGTGGCGCAGGCCCTGGGGCGGCTGCTGGAGGCAGTCGCGACGGCGCTGGACAACCTCGCGCTGTTGATCGAGCGGTCGGTACGGCGGCGGACGAGGCGGCTTGAGACGCGGCGGCTCGGTGATGCGCGGAGGATGGCACGGGGCGAGCCGAGGTTCGTGGCCGCGACGGTGCGGCGACGGTGAACTGCCGGGGCTGTGGTGCGCCGGTGAAGATGCTGGCGACGTACGGCGGGTGGCGCTACTCGCCGCCGAAGATGATGCCGCTCGACCCGGACCCGGTGGAGAACGGCAACGTCGTGATCGAACCGCCGGACGGCGCGATCCCGGCGCGGGCGCGGGTGCTGAAGAAGGGCGAGGCGGAGAACCTGCCGGAGGGCACCCTGCGATACAGGAGCCACTTCGCGACTTGCTCGGAGGCGGACAAGTTTCGACGCCGATAGTGCTAAGCTCGCGGTGTGAGTTTGGCTGACGGACTCAGAGAGGTGGCGATGGAGTGCGATCTACTTCTGCCGGACCAGGCGATGAAGCTCCGCGCGTTCGCGAGAACGCTGGACGAGGAGGCGGCGCAGGTGCTGGCCGCTCGCGAGGGGAAGTCGCACCGCTTCGGTCAGCCGACGGAGCACAAGGCGGCGCAGCGTCGCCTGCCGGGGTGGGGAACGCAGTGCGGCCTGCTGCTGAGGTCGATCGTGGAGCGCGGCCACGACGGCTACACCCAGAACGAGATGGAGCGGATTCCGGGGATCAGGACGAACGCGCACCGCACCCGGAAGAACGACCTGGAGGACATGGGCCTGGTGATGGACTCGGGTCGCACCCGCAAGACGGAGACGGGCACGGACGCGATCGTGTGGATCGCGACGCTGAAGGGTCACCGCTGGCACGAGGAGAACGTACGACGCCGCGCGGGCTGACGCTGGCGCGACTGGCGACGCTGGTGCTGGTGGCGGCGATGACGGTGGTCATCGCTCAGATGACGCCGCCGTGGGCGCAGTCGATCCTGCTGGCGCTGGTCGCGTTCTACGGGACGTTCGCGATGGCGATCTGGCAGGTCGTGGAGCGCGGCGAGTGAGCGCGATCGTCGTGTTCATCTGTCGGCGGTGCGGCAAGGAGATGCCGCCGATCCGGAAGTGCCCGCACTGCGATTACGAGCCTGGCCGATGAAGGCGATCTACAAGTACCCGCTGACGGTCGCCCGTGACCAGGAGGTGTGGCTGCGGGAGGGCGCGGCCATCCTGACGGTCGCGTACGAGGGGCAAGACCTGCGGCTGTGGGCGCTGTGCGACCAGTCGCGCGAACCGGAGATGCGGAAGGTCTGGGTGTTCGGCGACGGAGCGCCGGTGCCGGGCAGCGTCTATGCGGAGATGTACCTGACGAGCGTGTTCCATCCGGGCATCGGGCTGACGTTCCACGTGTTCGTGGAGCGCGAGGTGGCGGTGTGACCCCGAGCGAGATAGTGGCGCGGCTGCGTGCTCGCGCCGATCTCGCGGAAGTGACGCTGGCGCGGGGCATCGGCGCGGGCGTGACAGGACACGGAACGCCGTACCCGCCGAGCCGGATCAAGCGCATCGAGGAGGCCGTCGCGCTCGACCGCGAGGCCGCCGACTTGATCGAGGTGCTGGGCGGCGTGCGAGAGGTGGCGGGGTGAAGCGCTCGCCGATGAAGCGCACCCGGATCGAGCGGGACTGGACGGACGCGCGGGCGAAGTGCGTGGCCGAGGGCCGGTGCCGGGTGTGCGGGCGGAAGGGCAAGGTGGAGGCGGGGCACGTGATCGGCCGCGAGCATGACCGCCCGCGTACGCTGGGCGAGGCGAAGCTGTGGGTGAACCCGCTGGACGTGGTGCCGCTGTGCACGACGCATCACCGGGCGTACGATCACCGGAAGCTCGACCTGCTCGGGGTACTGACGGTGGAGGAGCAGGCGCGGGCGGTGTACGTGGCGGGCGGGATGATCACGGCGCTGCGCCGGATCACGGGCAATCGCGAGGTTGCTGTCACGGAAGGCGCGTCGGCAGGCTTGTAGAGGTATGGCGAATGACAAGACCCGACTCCACCAGGGCGCGCACGCGCGCACCGCATACGAGTGCTCGTGCGGCAAGATCGTCCACGGGAACGGTGCCCGCGCGTCGCACCGCGCAGCGCACGAGCGGCGCGGCGAGTTCGTGACCCTGCGGCGCTACAACCCGTACAACGCGGCGAAGCCCTAGACTCACCGGATGGCTGAATACCGACTGTGGCTGCGCGGTGGCGCGAGCCTTGAGATTGACGAGGAATCGCGCGAGCACCTGATCAGCTACTTCGCGGCGGAGGATCGCGGCGACATCCACGACCCGCCGACGATGATGCAGTTGACCAGTCCGCAGGGCAAGCAGATGGACGTGCGGATCAAGGCCGTGGACGCGATCACGTTCAACACCGCCTAGCGCTTGCCCTAACGCACGGCGTGTGTTAGGTTCCGTAGTACGCCGGGAGTGCAACCGGCAAAGAACGCCGAGCGGAGGCTCGGCAGAGAGGGGTACGACATGCGTGAAGGAATCAAGCGCGTCTGCATCGGGGTCGGCATTCTGCTGGCCGGTGTGGGCGTCGCGTCGGCGCTCGCTGCGTGCGGTAGCGCCGCGACGGCAGGAACGGAGGCGGCCCCGGCCGCGACGGTGACGGTGCAGGCTCCGGCCGCTCCGGCGGTGACGGTGACGACGCCCGCTCCCGAGGACACCGCGACCGAGGACTCGACCACCGAGGACGCCCCGGCCGAGGACGTGAAGATGCCCGACTACGTGGGGCAGACGCTCGACATCGCCGAGGACGAGTTGGACTCGATGGGCGTCACCTACCACGAGGTCGGCGGCGGCACCTTCGGGATCGTCGTGCCGTCCAACTGGACGGTCTGTCAGACGAAGCCGAAGGCTGGCAAGTCGATCGACATCGCGACCGACGTGGCCCTCATCGTGAAGCGGGAGTGCTGAGATGAGCGACCGGGCCTGGGCGATCATCGGCGTGCTCTGCGTCATCTCGATCTCGTCGTTCATCTACATGCACACGGTCGGCGCGAAGGGCGAGTCGGCCGGTCCGGCGACGCCGTTCGTCACGCCGTCGTCCGAGACGAACCTGGACGGCACGCCGCGGGTGCTGCCGCCGGGCATCTCGCTGGAGGATCTGTGTGCGCAGAACCCGGCTCCGTCCGGCTACACCGATCCGGCGTGTGGATGATGGGCAGGGTCACTTCCGTGCTGGCCGTGCTGGCCTGTGCGCTCGCGGTTGCGAGCGTCCCGGCTGAGGGCGCGGCGAAGCACTACAAGAACTGCGGGGCCGTGCACAAGCGCTATCCGCACGGCATCGCGAAGTCGCGGGCGGCGGCGAACCGGCAGGTGTGGGTGACGGGCCGCCCGAAGATCAGCGCGTCGCTCTACAAGGCCAACAAGCGGCTCGACCGCGATCACGACGGGATCGCCTGCGAGGCACCGTAGCTCGACCCACCGACCCCGCCGGTACGCGCGGCGGGGTCGTGGCTTGTGAGAGGCACAAGCCGCTCATCCCCCCGAAGCCCGCCTGACCGGCGGGAGAGAGGAGCAAGCGCAGATGCGCAAGCTCATCATGTTCGCGAGCGCCCTGGCGGCTCTCGTGGTTCCCTCGATCGCGTCGGCCGACGTGCCGCGCTATCAGACGCAGACGGCGAAGTTCACGATGATCCAGCCCGCGAACGAGTACCACCAGTTCGCCAACGTCTGGACGCACGACTTCACCGTCACGACCAACCCGTGCAACGACACGTTCTCGGGCACCGGCGTGCAGACCGGCCACGACGGCAACGGCGACTACACCGCCACGTGGGACATCACCGGCAAGTTCGGCGCTGGCAACACGGTCACCTTCACGGCGACCCGCGCCGACACGCTCGTGCTCGGCCTGACCAACGCGCCGATGGACAACGTGCTCGGCGGCACGAACGGCACCGTCACGATCGCCTCGACCGAGTTCGCCGGGCTTCCGCTCGTCACGCCCGACGTGATCGAGGAGAAGCTGTCGGCTCCGGTGTTCTCCAACCTGAGCAACTACCGCAACCACGGCGCGTACGTCTCGTCCGTCGGCGGCGGCAGCGATGCGGCTCACTCCTGCATCGGGATGCCGATCGTCTCGGCTCGCTCGTAGCTCGACGCTGCGTGCTGCGCGGGCGACCAGCCTCCCCTGGTCGCCCGCGTGGTGCGGAGCGCCTGCTCCCGTGGAACGCCTCTCCCGCCGGGTCCCATACCGGCGGGAGAGTTCGTTCGTCCCCAGAACTCGCACGAAACTGGCCGAGCGCGCAGTATCGTGCGAGTTACGGGGGTGCAGATGGACTGCCCGAGGTGCGGCACGCCAATGGTGCGCGAGAAGGCTCACGACACCTGCCACTGGTGCGGCTACATCGAGCCGTGCTGCTCGGGCGAGTGCTCGCCGCCGGACTACCCCCCAACCGGCGTGCGCGCGGACCGTTCCCAACGATTCCAGGCCGCGCGTCCCTACTACCCGACAGGTTAGGCCGCTGCGGCGGCGACGCCAAGGCTGGCGACCCCGAGGATGCTCATCAGCGTGCCGCGCGGGATCGAGCGGTTGCCGTGCATCGGCACGACCACCTTCCGGCCGCCGCCGGGCGGCTCAAAGACGGCGTGCGATCCCTTCTGGCCGATGCGCTTGAACCCGGCCTTCACGAGCATCTTGTAGACCTGCTTGGGAGTCATCGCCGGGAGCCGCGAGCCGACGAAGCTGCGCGTCTCGATCGGGTGCCCTTGGCCGTCCATCGGGATGAACTCGCCGATGCGGTTGCGGCGGTGCAGAGCCTCGTCCCACCGGACGGACGGAGGGCGGGCCTCCATGATCCTCGCGGCGCGCAGGGCGACCGCGAGGGACACGCCGCGCGACTCGTGGAGAGCCACCCGATCCCAGAAGTCCATGCGTGGATCGTAGTACGACCGCTGCGACCTGTAGCATTCAGGCATGGGATGGGAGGACTCCGAGGCGCGGCGGTGTGCCGTGGAGCGCCTTCTCGCGGAGGCGGACTTCAACCCGGGCCTGCACCCGCACGACCGGCGCGGCCGGTTCATGCGCACCTGGCACCGCCCGAAGATGCCCGACTACGCGCAGGGCGGGCACCCGTTCGCGTCGCGCTACAAGCCGCACATCGACGTGCTGCGCGCGCTGGACGACGCGACGATCAAGCAGCTTGCGACGGAGCACAACGCGGCGTACCCCGAGGCGGCGGCGGAGATCGCGCAGGGCCACGGGATCGTGAAGGTGTCGATCAAGCCGGACAAGTACGGCAAGACGGCGGAGGTCGTGTTCGCGCCGCAGGTTGTGCTGGCGGACGGCGGCACGGCGTCGGCGGCCGAGCCGATGATCTTCCCGATCGCGCACGGCGGCGTGAACCGTCCGTTCCTGAAGCAGGTGAAGGGCCACTTCCGAGGGATGCAGGTGCCGGTGCACGTGGAGTCGGTGACCGGCTACTCGCGCGACACCGAGGTGATCCCTCCGACGATCCGCTCGCAGAGCCTGAGCCGTCAGGTCGCCACCGGGCAGGCCGACTCGCCGCAGCCGGTGATCCCGGGCCTCGACCCGCAGTCGCGCGCGGACGCGGTGCTGAAGCGCCTGGAGCCGCTGCGGACGATGCGGACGTACGGCGAGGGCTACGACCGGACGGTGGCGACGCACGCGAACGACGCGCAGCGGATGGCGCTGGCCGGGCGGGTGGACGAGGCGGAGCACTGGGCGACGCACGCCGAGAAGGCGGCGGCGCACGTGCGGGAGCGAGCGGCGGAGCGTGCAGCGCGAGGCACGGAGGCGTGGTCGAGCACGGCCTGGCAGCGCCAGCCGAGGATACGGGAGGGCGTCATGGAACTGGACCGGGACGAGGCGGTGGCCTACTACGGCCGCGCGATGGAGCGGCTGGCCGAGCACGGCTGGCGGCCTCAGCAGGCGCACACGATCGCGCTGGAGGCGGGACGCACGCGGTACGGCAGCGAGTTCAGCACGCTCGTCCTGAGCGAGGGCCTGTTCACGCGGCTCGGGCACGCCGTCGGCGGCGGCGCTACGCACTACGACAAGTCGAAGCACCCGCACGGCCGGGGCGGCAGGTTCGCGGAGACGCCGGACGCGCCGAAGCCGGTGCGCCACGAGGCCCCGGAGCCGGAGGCGGCGCTGCCGTCCGAGCACGGCCTGGCGAACATGACGCCGAGGGCGAAGTCGCTGGTGAACGCGGTCGCGCTCCACTACAAGGCGTTCGGCGGCTCCGACTCGGAGATGCGGTTCCGGTTTCAGTCCGGCAACCTGCATCCGCAGGATCTGCGGCGGATGCGGGAGCAGGCGATGCGCGCTCGCGATGAGCGCAGCAAGTCGGGCGACGCGGCGGGTGAGAAGGCGGCGCGCGACACGCTCAGCGCGATCAGAGTGGTGGAGCGCGAGCTTGGTCTGAGCGCCCAGACAGCGCAGCAGGAGAAGCCTGTCTCGTCCGAGGAACTGCTACGGCGGGTGCGCAACCGGCCGGTGGAGCGGTCGATCGTTGACCCGTACGGGCACTACTCGTATCAGACGGGCTAGACGCTAAGCACGCATCGTGCGCTATACTCCATGTGCGGGGCGAGTGCGCCGCAGAGAGGAGGAGCGAATCGTGTCTATTTTCGAGCAGCCGATCAACGTCGATACCCGAGTCGGGCGGATGCTGGACGCGCTTGCTGTGTCTGACAACCGGCGCGGGATGGTGCTCGTCACCGTCACCGTGAAGGCTGCGGACGGAGGGCGGCGCTACCACGAGGCGTTCGCGATCAAGCAGTGGGCTGGCCGGGACGGGACCCGCAACCTGAGCGTGAGCATCCACAACTCGGGCGACTGGGCGTCGGGGATCAAGCCGATCACCGTCATGCACCTGAACCTGCTCACCCGCGAGATGTTCCCGGGGCGGGACGAGCGCGGCGCTGCGCCGCTGATCCGGTACGCCGCGAACGCCGCGCTGCGGTTCGCGTGGACGGGGACGCTGCCGACTCCGGCGAACGGTTCGGTGGAGGCGGTCGAGGCGGCGAAGTGCGGCCGGTGCGGGGCGACCCTGGTCGATCCCGAGTCGATCGCGCGGGGCCTCGGGCCGGAGTGCGCGTCGAAGCCGACAGGCTCGCGGACGATCCGCTCCCGCGAGCGGCAGATGCAACTGGCCGAGCCGGAGCCGGACCTGGCTCCGACCGGCTGACTGAGAGAGGGGAGTGCCCTAGTCAGGGTGCTCCCCTTTCGCTATCGTTCTCTGCCCGGCCGGACGGCTGGGAGTGCCACCGGGCGGACGCCCGGAGGGAGGACGACGATGATCACCCGCATCCGCGTAGAGGCCGAGGGCGAGTCCCTGGAGGTAGTGGAGCGCGACCTGCGAGCCGTTCACGCTCGGCTCGTGGCGCACCTACCGGAGCCGCACGTCACGCACACGCGCGAGCACGTCTACGAGGAGGTCGATCACGCCGACGCGCCGATCAGCGCCCGGTGGTTCAAGGGCCGGTACGTGTTCGCGTTCCCGGTGGATACGGAGCACTCGGTGGACGCCGCTCGGCTGAACGGCGAGGCAGCGCCGCCGAGGGAGGGCTTCGTGCCCGGCTACCGGGAAGTGATCGCTGAGCCGGGGACGCCGGTGACGGCAGCCGGACTCATCGCGGAGTCACAGCGCGCGGACGCGATGGCCGACCGGATGGAGCAGGTCGCAGAGCGGATCGCCGAGAAGTCACCGGATCAGCGTGTGTCAGACCAGCTTGCCGCGATGGGCGGCGACGACGATGGAGCGCATGACGTGCGCTAGACTGTGCGCAACGGCCCGCGACCGACGGGCCTGACGGCAGGAGCAGGAGATGCTTGACACAGTGATGGACGGTCTGCGCTCCGCTGCGGCGGAGAAGCAGAGCGAGATCGAGGCGATGGAGGCTCGACTGGCCGATGCCCGGAGCGAGCTTCGGCGCGTGCACAGGGCCATCGCCGCGCTCGATCCGACGGTCGGACACGCACGCCGGGAGACGCCGGTGTTCGCGAACGAGGTGCGTCGGCTGCTCGCGGACGGGCCGATGACGAAGGCTGAGATCAGCCGCAAGATCGGCGGGCACCGGACGCGCGCCACGTACGCGCTGCGGACGCTGATCGCGGCCGGGGAGGTCACGGCCACCGGCGAGCAGCGGTCGCGGTCCGACGAGTACGCGCTGACGGGCTAGCCGATGCCCATGTACCGGAAGAAGCCGGTCGTCATCGAGGCGTTCCAGTTCGACTCGGAGACGACCGGCAACGCGATCGTGAAGTGGTCGGCGGGGATGGTGCGCGGCGTGTTCGATGACGACGAGGGGCCGTACCTGTCGATCGAGACGCACGAGGGGATCATGCGAGCGACGCTCGGTGACTGGGTGATCAAGGGCATCGCGCACGAGTATTACCCGTGCAAGGACGACATCTTTCAGGCGACGTACGACCAGGCTGGCGAGTGATGACGCCGGAGCAGATCAACGCGCTCACGAACTACTGCCTGTTGTCGGTCGAGACGATCAACCCGCGGTTCGCGTGGGGGAGTCCGAGCGGCACGCATGTGCTGACCGTGAACGCGGGCTACGAGTGAATGGAGCGCAGCCTGGGCGGGCCAGTTTGGCACGCGAGCGCAGTGGGTAGGTCGGTTCAGTCGAGCGAGGCGATGGCGCGGCACATGCTGCGCGGCGTCGGCGACTACCGGGCGGGCGAGTGGGTGATGGGCGGCGAGGGCACCGTGGTGCACGTCCAGCGGCGGCTCAAGCCCGAGGAGGCGGAGACGACGGGCGCGATGCGTGACGTGCGCAGGACGCCGGAGGCGGTGGCCCGGGTGGACGTGCTGGTCGAGGCGCTGCTCGCGATCGGCCATCCGATGGCTGGGATGATCCGCGACATGAGCCGCGGACTGGGGGAGGTGTGATGCCGCCAGCGCTCGTGTCGGTGCAGGTGCGGGTGCCGCCGGAGATGCGCGACCGGTGGGCGGCGAAGGCGGCGGGGCTGGGCGTGACGCTGCCGGAGTTCGTGCGCTCGTGCGTGGAGCAGACGCTGGCCGGGCCGGTGCCCGCGCCGCGCGGCTCCACGACCGGCGGCACGGGTCACGTGACGGTGGAGTGTCGCTGGCAGCAGCGGCACAAGAAGGGCGTCCGCTGCGGCTACTGCCACCAGACGCCATGACGCGCCCGTCGATGCTGAGGTGTCCGCGCGACGAGGTGCACGAGGCGCACGACTGGCTGTGTCCGTGGCAGACGCCGACGGAGCGGTGGTGCCCGGGCGTCGCGCGCACGGAGACGTTCTACTACCGGGCGAATCGGCCGCGCGCGATGGACCTGCGCGATCGACCAAAGAAGATCGACATCCGGTGAGTTTTGGCTGCCCGTAAGGGATTGCCGCGAGGGCTGCCGGAGGGCTATCTCATAGCATGTGCTATACTTCGGTTGGGCGACAACCAACTGGAGGCACCGCCATGACCGACGAGAACGCGCCGAACACCTACCAGATCAGCAAGCTGGAGTGGTCTGATCTGGGGAGCGGGTGGAAGCAGGCCGTCGTGCGCGTGGAGCGCGGCGAGACGGCCGACAACCCGACCAGCACGAAGCCGTGGAAGCGGCTGCTCGGGCCGAGCCTCGTGACCTACGAGCAGGCCCCCGACGGCGGCATCCGGGTGCTCGTGCAGGACCTGCCGCCGAAGCCGCGGTTCACGGACGAGGAGAAGGAATCGCTGCGTCGGCAGAACGCCGCGATCGGCGACGCCCTGCTGTAGCAGGCTAGCGCACAACGTGTGATATGCTCCGGGTGCGGAGTGAGTGCAAGCTCCGCACCCGGAGGACGACGGGGACCCGTCAGAGAGGATGGAGCGAGATGGCAGAGATCATCGCCACACGAAGGAAGATCGGCGATCGGCGCGTGATGTACCGGCACGAGGTGTGGGTCGGCGGCCGGACGAACGAGGACGGCACGTTCACTCCCGCTCGGAAGATCGGCCAGCGCGTGTCCACCGGCCAGTACGGCTTCGCGATCCTGGACAACGTGCGGATGGTCATCGACCGGTACACGAACTCGCCGCCGACGCGCAGGCCGATGGGCAAGACCATCGTCGGGTTCACGGACATCTGATGGGCTACGACGAGAACGCGCCGACGCGCGCCGAGGCTGAACTGGACGAGGCCGTGTGGGGCTGGGAGGAGAACGAGGACGGCGAGATGGTCTGGACGCCTCGCCCGCGCCCGTTCACGCCCGGGCCGCCGCCGCTGGTGCCGTGGAGCGTGTGGCGCGCGGGCAAGCGGGACCCGTTCTGATGCGCCGCCGCTATCGCGTCTACTGTCCCGGCCGCGAGCATTGGCGGACTGCCGCGAACGGCACCCGCTACAGGGCGTGGTGCAGCTTCGACTCGCACCGGAAGGCGGAGTCGCCGGAGGCGGCGGTCGCGAAGCCGTGTCCGCAGTGCGGCGGGTCGGTGCTGATCCACCCTGGCGACCCGGCCTACGTGTCGGGTTGGAGCAAGCAATGAGCGTAGGCCGCAAGCCGTTCTCGCCGTGCACGAGGGGCTATCGCCACTGGTTCACGCGGTACAACCAGCCGGGCGAGCGGACGACGTTCTGCCAGCGGTGTGGCGGCGTCAACCCGACGTGCATCTGGTGCGACGGGAAGGTGCGGGTGCTCGACTCGGGCCACGTCGAATGCAAGCGCTGCGGGAACATCACCGGCCCCGAGGAGAACCCGATGCGGCGGTCGTCGTGATCCGTCGATGCACGTATGCCATCTGTGCATCGTTCGTGCTCGCGCTGTTCCCGACCACCGGCACGGCGCACACGAAGGCGGACGAGGCGCGCGTGCTGCGGAGCCTGGCGGCGCTGACGACGGCCGCGCCGCTGTCGATGAGCGGCTACTCGCGGGACGAGTTCCCGCACTGGCGCGACCCGGATGGCAACGGCTGCAACGCGAGGCAGGACACGCTCCGCCATGACGGCACCCGCGTCGTGGTCGGCGCGGGCTGCCGGATCGTGTCCGGCAGGTGGGTCGATCGCTACTCGGGGACGGTGTACCGGGTAGCGAGGTCGCTCGACTGCGATCACCTGGTGCCGCTGGCCGATGCCTGGCGGAGCGGTGCTCGTCGGTGGAGCGACGAGCGGCGCGAGCGGTACGCGAACGACCCGGTGGTGCTGGTGATGACGAGCGCGCACCTGAACCGGCAGAAGGGCGACAGCGACCCGTCTGAGTGGGTGCCGCCGCGCCGGGCGTACTGGTTCACGTACGCGAAGCGGTGGGTGCGGATCAAGGCCCGCTACCACCTGGCCGTGACGCGGGCGGAGCGCAAGGCGCTGCGCGCGATGGTGACCGGATGACGCACAACGTGAGCACGTCAAGTGAGCGATCCCTGACGCAGACTCAAGGGTGCGGTTTGTCCTAGCGCGCATCGTGTGTTACCATCCGAGGTACAACACAAGCCGGTCGTGAAGGGGCACCACGCTGACAATGAGTCCGCCGACGCCCTGACCGGAGATCGGAGAAACCCGTGAGTCCACGGGAGAACGCGAAGCCTGAGCTTCGCCAGATCGCCGTTGGCGATCTCACTGTGCTGGCACATATCCAGCGCACCCCTCGTCCGGCCCGCGTCGCGAAGATCGCGCGTGAGTGGGACGAGAGCAAGGTCGGCATCCTCAAGGTCGCGAAGATCACGACCGGCCGCAACAAGGGCAAGTACCACGTCGTTGACGGCGGTACTCGCTGGAAGGCGGCCGAGCTTGCCTTCGGTGACGACTACCTGTTCTGGTGCGTCGTCACGGGCGGGACGGAGTTTGAGGCAGCGGAGGACTTCCTCGCGGCCAACAACCTGTCGAAGAAGCCGACCGCGTACGAGAACTACATGGTCGGCCTGCGAGCGGACGTGGACTACTGCAACGCGATGGCGAAGGCGTTCAAGGCCGTCGGTGTCGATGCGGACGAGTCCAGCACGCGCACGTCAGTCGGCTCCATCGCTGCGTGCCGCCGGATCGTGGACCGCGCCGAGGCCGAGGCCAAGCGGACGCTGAACGGCGACTACTCGCCCGAGGACAAGCAGGATGCGGCGTGGGAGTACGGCTCCGACCGGCTCCGCGACGTGCTGATCCTCACGCGCGAGATGTACCTCGACCGGCCGGACGGCGGCCCTCGGGCGCACGATGCCGACATCATCCAGGCGGTCGCCCGCATCTGGGAGATCAACCCAGGCAAGCTCGGTACGAACGGCTGCCGCGCCCGGTTCGTGGAGCGGATCGCCGTGGTCCGCGTCGCCGAGTGGCGGCACGACGGGCAGAAGGACACCCGGACGTACGGCGGCTCCGAGTCGCGTGCGACGGCGATGGCCCGGCTGATGTGCATGGAGCACAACAAGCGCCTCAGCCCCGACTCGCCGTGCTTCCTGAAGGGTCCGGCTGACCCCAAGCCGCGCTACTAGCTCGACCTGATCGACCACGGGGGGGCGGCACCGGCGAGACGGGTGTCGCCCCCCTTCTGCGTGGGGCTGCTGGCGCGGACCCGCGGCTCTGCGTATCCTGACCGTCGTGAGGCGGCTGACGCAACGGTGGGAAGCGGCGATGTTCTGGACGATCGTGCTCGCGGTCGCCGCCGTCTACGCACGCATCTTCTGGGGGGCCTGATGCCGGACACGAGGGTGCGCCAGCGCGTCGGACTGCCGCGCGTGTTCGATCCGTGCGTGACCTGTCCGGGCGGTGCGCCGATCGGCGAGGCCCCGGGCGGGAGCGGCTGCGAGTGCCGGATCGAGCGGTCGGCGATCCTCGCGTCGATCGATCCGTCGTCTCTCGTGAAGTTCTGTCTGAGCGCGGACGGCTACCAGACGTGTCCGACCTGGCAGGCTGAGAAGCAGCGCGTGTGGGCACGCCGCGCACTGCTCCCCGACTGACAGCGGACTATGCTGTGTCGCGTGGCGGACACGCCGATCAAGGTGCGCGAGCCTCGGCTCGGAAGGCGGTCGCCACGGATCGGCGACTTCTACACGAACGGCCGGGAGTTGTACGAGGTGCTGATCGTGGCGGACGGCCGGGCGGCGATGGAGAACTGCCGGACGGAGTTCACCACCGAGTACGACCTGGAGACGGTGCGCCGGATGCGGCTCGTGCGCGTGGGAGGTACTGATGGGCTGGCTTGAGGGCGTGTCGAAGCGGCTACAGGAGGCGGCTGGGGTGTCGCTGGTCGCGCCGGAGGAACGGGCGGTGGAGGAGCGCCTGTTGGAGGCGACGACGCGCGAGTTGAGCGCCACCCGGAAGGACCTCGACCTGCTCGGCTGGACGGCGCTGGACTACGTGGCCGGGATGCCGCAGGACATGCCGGTGCAGAACCGGCGCGAGCTTGTCGCGCACGCCCGGCGGGTGTGGCGGCGCGACCCGATGGCGGGCGCGGCCGTTGACCTGCTGAACGACTTCACGTTCTCGCGCGGCGTCCCGCTGCCGCGCGCTCGGGACGAGGAAGTGCAGATCGTGATCGATGAGGCGTGGAACGACGTGGACAACAAGGCGGTGCTGACGACGTACGCGGCGCAGCTAGCGCTCGGCACCGACCTGACGCTCCAGTCCAACGTGTTCCTGGCCGTGTTCGATGACGGCGACGACGGCAAGGTGAAGCTGACGATCGTGCCGCACGACTCGGTGATCGACGTGGTGCGCGACCCGGACAACCCGATGCGGATCCTCTACTACGTCGTGCAGGTGAACGACACGGAGTGGGACTTCGACGCGGACGCGCCGAAGGTGAAGGCGGCGGCGGGCGCGGCGGCGGGCACCGGCGGCACGTACAAGGCGGGGCAAGCGCCGGTCGGCCGGGTGCTGTATTTCGAGCACTGGCTGAACTGCCGGATGCTGCGAGAGGAAGGGATCGACTTCCCCGAGCCGCCAGCGGAGAAGCAGGCGGCGGGCAAGATGTACCACATCGCCACGAATCGCGGCTCGGAGATGGCGTTCGGCGTGCCGCGGATGGAGCGGACGCTGCGCTGGCTGACGGGCTACAACGAGATCGTCGCGGCGCGCGTGGACATGGCGAAGGCGGCGGCGGCCTTCATCATGAAGCGCAAGATCACCGGCACGAAGGGGCAGGTCGAGCGGCTGGCGTCGCAGGCCATCTCGCGCCGGTCGGAGCTTGGCGCGGCGAGCGCGGCGGGCACCGGCTCGCAGATTCCTCCGGCGACCGGTTCGATCCTGAACGAGAACGAGTCGGTGCAGCACGAGCCGTTGAAGCTGGACTCCGGGTCGAGCGGGGCGATGCAGGACGCGCAGATGATCCGCGCGCAGGTGTCGGCCGCGACGCGCTGGCCGCAGCACTACCTGGGCGACGTGAACGCTGCGAGCCTGGCCGGATCGACGGCGATCGAGCTTCCCGTGCTGAAGCTCGTGGAGGCCAACCAGGAACTGTTTGAGAACCTGTTCCGGGCGTTCCTCGACCGCGTGATCGAGCGGGCGGTGGAGGTCGGGAGGCTCGACAAGAACGCGCCCGCGCCGGAGGGTGAGGCGCTGGAGGCGGCGGACAACGACGACGAGGAATCGACCGAGCGCGACCTGAGCTACGAGTTCAAGATGCCGTCCGCGATGCGGCGGATGATGACCGACCTGGTGACTTCGGTCGCGACGACGGCGCAGACGTTCGACCCGAACAACTCCAACCTGGAACTGAGCCGGACGCTGCTCACGATCGTGCTGGGCGAGGCGTTTGAGCTACAGGACCCGGCGGAGGCGGTCGATCGCATCTTCCCCGAGGGCTATGTCGATCCGGCGGTGCAGGCGGCGCAGGCGCAGGCGGAGATCCCCGGCACCGAGGGGTTCGATCAGGCCAGCGAGGAAGGCGCTCCGACCGGCGGCGACGGGCAGGACCAGGCGACCAACCCGTACGGCGCTCCGATGAAGTCGCCGCCGCCGGAGCAGCGGGCGCGGATGGCGGAGGCCGCCGACGGCATCGAGGAGGCGCTGTTGGACGACCCGGCGTTCCGCGAGGCGTGGATCGCGGCGGTCGGCATCGGACGCAATGGCGACGGACACTGACCCGCTACGGGCACGACTGCGGGCGCTGACCGAGCAGGTGGTCGCGGCCGAGCCGCCGCCGGTGGAGGAGCCTCCGGCCCGGCCTGACGCGGTGACGGCGGCGACGGGCCTGGCGGCGGCGCTCGCGGCTGGTGGGGCGGTCGCTCCGGTGGTGGTCGGCGTGCAGGCGTACAAGCAGGGCGCGGACACCGTGATGGCGGGGACGGCGATGGTGCTGGCGGCCCTCGCGCACCAGGCGGGCCAGATGGACGTGGCCGAGATCGTGGCGGCGGCGATGGACGACCCGGTGTTCGCCGACGACGACATCGAGCAGGCCATCCAGGCCGAGCGGGCGATGCAGGAGACGTTCGTGCGCAAGCAGCGCGCCCGGGTGAAGCGCGACCTGCCGAAGGCGCTGAAGCTGGAGGACGCGGCCGAGCGACGGGCGGCCGTCCAGAAGCTCGTGGAGCGCGAGAAGCGCTACTCGCAACAGCGGATCGAGGCGTTGCGTGAGCGGCTGGCCGGGATGGCGGAGATGAAGCGGGTCGAGGCGCAGTCGCCGGGCGGCGCGCTGTGGCTGCTCTCGGACGGCGTGAAGGTGCACACGCCGGACTGCATCGCGATGAGCGGGAAGGTGTGGCCGTGGCCGGTGCTGAAGCTGTGGCACCCGCCGCTGCACCACGGCTGTCCGTGCATCCTCGTGGGCATCCCGGACGCGCTCAAGCAGGGCCTGATCAAGCCGGGGATGATCCCCACCGACCACGCCGACGCGGTGAAGCGGGCGCGGGCGATCATGCGCAAGGCGCAGCGGTTGGAGGAGGTCGCGGCCGAGGGCGAGGTGGAGGCGTACCTGGAGGCCGTGGAGGCCCGCTGGGAGCGCCGCTTCCCGAAGGGCACCGACCGGGCCGGGCAGTTCATGCCGCGCCGGGGAGGGTCGGCGCGCGCGTTGCTGCGCGACCTGGTGCCGCGCCAGCCTCGCCGTCGGGTGACGCGGATCGGTGGGCACCGGGTGGTGATCCCCGAGGAGCGCAGCTTCAAGCGGACGATCGGCGACCACACGTACACGTCGCCGCCGGGCACGACGAAGGTGCTGCGGGACGGCAAGCCGCTCGGGCGCGACCCGGGGGGCGAGAAGCACGACCTGACGCTGACCCGGCCGACGGGCGACCTGCGGCCGTCCACGCCGGAGCGCGAGGCGCTGGCGAAGGTGCTGAACGGCGCGCAGGCGGACACGCTCACCGGGATGCGGTACGCGGGCGTGGAGGAGGGCCTGCTGGCGCACGGGTTCATCCCCGTGGCGGTGAAGGGGGAGGACCCGCTCAACCGCTACTTCTACCGGCACCCGTCCGGCTCCACGATGACGCTGAACCTGGTGCGGTGGGCTTCCGGGCGGATGGAGGTCGGCGTCGCGTACTACTCCCCGGCGCAGGTGCCGGTGCGCGCCGACTACCCGCGCGCGAGCAGGCCGCCGGAGACGTGGGACGAGTTCCTGAAGGACGCGACGGCGCTGGCGGCGAACATCGCGGAGCGCACGAACGCGCACCTCGGGCTGGGGACGATCGCGACGAGCGAGCACCTTACTGACCACACCGGCGACCACTCATGGGATGGCGACATTCGGCTCGCGCCGAACGTGATGGCGGACGTGCAGGATGCGCTCAACAAGCAGGCGCGGGGCGAGACGATCACGCTCCCGTCCCCGGTGTACCGCGCGTACCACACGACCGCACACGAGCTTCTGCACGCGATCAATGCGGGCACGGCGGGCGACTACCACACGCAGGGCGGCCGGACGCTGGAGGAAGCGCTGGTCGAGGAGTTGTCGCACGTAGTGGCGCAGGAACTGCTCTCCGATCACGGCCTGGGAGAGGTCGCGCAGTGGGCGGCGAACAACCCCTCCAAGGACGCCGCGCGCGGCACGTACATCGGGTTCCGGGCGACGCTGGACGGGATGCTGAACGACGCGGGCGTGCCCGCCGCTGACCGGCCGGGCCTGCTCTGGGCGATGAAGACGGGGATGCAGACGGACGACCGACTGGAGTTCCTGGCGGCGCTGATGAAGACGGACGTGGAGGCGGTGCGCGGGCGGCTCACATCCAACGCGACCGGCAAGGACATGGCCGAGTACCTGCCGATGGTCGCCGCATCGACACGGCCTGTCGTGACGCCGGGCGTGTTCCGGATGGGCGGCGAGCAGGTCGGCCGGGGCGCGCTGCTGCGGCTCAAGGACGGCACGATCACGCGGGTGGCGGACGTGGGCGACCAGAACGGCGTCGTGTTCGCGTGGACGGACGACGAGGAGGGTCACGTGCACCTCGTGACCGAGGGTGACGTGGACAGGGTGCTGACCCCGCCGACCAGTCGCGGCGACCAGGGCAGGTCGCTGGCGCTGCGCTGGGAGGGCGCTGCGGAGCACGAGGACGTGGCGATCGGCGACGTGATCGACTTCGGCGACGGTACGCACGGCCGGGTGGAGGACGTGTTCGGCCGCGGTTCCGCGACGGCGATCAGGGTCGCGACCGATCAGGGGTCGGTGTGGGTGACCGAGAAGCGGCGCACCGTGCACCCGATCAAGGTCACGACCGGACGCGGCCCCGAGATGGAGGAGCCGCCCGAGGCGAAGGCGACCGGCACGCAGTCGATCATCGACGCCGGGTTCGGCAAGGCGGAGCAGGCCGGGGAGGAACTGATGCTGCTCCAGAGCGTGCCGCACCTCCTGCGGATGTCGCTGCACCGGGTGCTGGTGCGGCAGCGCGAGCTACAGCGGATCGTCGGCCGCGACCCGATGGCCGCGAACGCCGACGTGGTGGAGGCGGAGGCGGAGCTTCGCCGGATCGAGCGGCTGATCAAGGCGCGAGAGGCGGCGCGCGACGCCCGCGCCAAGGCGTTCAAGCGCGAGCACGGCTACTGGGCGATCACGCAAGCCGAGTACGACGCGGCGATGGACGAGCCGAACGTCACCACCGACGACCCGCACGTGGCGCTCCCCGGCGGCGTCGTCGCTCCGAAGTCCGTGATCTTCGACCACGTGCATCGGCCGGACGGGAAGATCAGGATCGTGAAGGCGCTGCGCGACGCGCGGGACGCGCCGATGTACCGCAGCGACCTGCTCTCGCAGGAGCATCGCGAGGCGGCGCTGAGGTCAATCGGCGCGTACGATCCGGACTAGCTCAAGGTGTGCGATACGCTGTGGGGCGTGTCCGCTCTCCCTGAATCCCGGCCCGAGGTGCTGATGCCTGGGGCGTCGTCGTGCGCCGGTCTGACGCCGTACGAGCCGCTGGGCCTGCCGGGCGGCGAGGTGCTGCGCAGGCGGGTCGAGGCGCGGCTGCGGCGCGAGGGCTACAACGTGGAGGGCCTGGCTCGGGAGATCGTGCGGATGGCTGAGGAGTGCCTGTGAGAATGGAGACGACATGGCCTACCTGGTGAACATCGCGCACGTCTGCGGGAAGGACGGGTGCTCGGCGCGTGCGACGGTGCAGCTTTACAACCTCTCCAACGCGCCTGCCGGGTGCTACTGCAAGCGGCACGGCGACGCGGCGCTGCGCGAGATGAAGCAGCGCGAGGACGACTGGTGGAAGGCGCAGCGAGAGGCGTAGTGGCGGAGCACAAGCTCATCGTCATCGCCGCGTTCGTCCTCGTCGTGATCGCCGTCGTGTGGGTGATCCTGGCGGTCGCCGCGAGCAAGAGCGACGAGTCGTAGGGTCAGTGCTTCCGGCCCTTGTGGCCCTTGTGGCCCTTCCCCTTGGAGTGGCCGCGGGACGAATCTCGGCGGGGTTTCGTCCCGGCCTGACGGACGGAGCGCACGACGACTCGCCGGACGACGACGTGGACGTGGTTGACGACCCGCACCTTCTCGTGCGTGACGGTGACCGGCGGCGGTGCGGGCACGGTGACGGGCGGCGGGGCGGGCGTCGTGACGGTGGTCGTGCGGATGATCGGCGCGGGCGCGGCCGAGGTCGCAGCGGGCTGGCGGGCGACGTGCGTGGTGATCGCCGCGCTGGTGCTGACGCCGAGTCCGGCGGCGGCGAGCATGGCTGGGATGAGCGCGCGGTGCACGCGGTTGACACTACCCGCCGACGCCGATCCCGAATCCGGTAGTCTCCGCGCCGGAGGCGACCGTCGGGCGTGTACCGCGAAGCCGCGACCCGGCGGGCCTCCACCTAGCGCGGCTGGGCAAATGGTAAAGCCACCCGGTTCAACCCTCGGGAGACAGTCTGGGTTCGACTCCCAGGCCGCGCACCTACGGCAGAAGCGGCGGCGGCTGCTGCGTGATGGTGACCGGCGGCACGACGGTCACGGTGGTCACGACCGGGATGGTGAAGATGACCTGGCGCGGCTTCGGGGCGCTGATCGTGGTGGCGTAGATGAGGCCGACGCCGACGCCGAACACGAACAGCGCGAGGGCTGCGAACAACGGTGCTGCTATGCCGCGCGTCTCATCCACGGAGCGAGTGTAACGACACGGCGGCATCGCGCACGGCGTGCGTTAGTATGCGGTGTAATGCTGATGCTGTACCTGATCTTCAAGGCGACCGCCGCGTTCCTCATGGCGGTGTTCGTGCTCGGCCTCCTGAGCATCGCCGCGCTCGTGTGGCTGACCGTGGAGGTCGCCCGGATGATCGCCGAGTGGCGCGGCGACCAGCGTCGCGCGTAGCGCACAGCGTGTGTTACACTGGGGGAGTACGACGATACCAACGGTCAAGTCGCGAGTGACCAACAGGGGGCTGAAAGATCCTTCGGGAGCACGGACCACTCCCGCCCCCGATCAACCGCGAAGGTCAGGTGTCGCTGGTTCTGACAGGCAGACGCTCCCCCCGACCTCACCGTGTGGGGAGCGCCGCTGGGTTCGACTCCCGGCAGCGACGTAACGTAGGGCGGCACCAGCCGCAGAGAGGAGCACGACATGCACGAGGGAACGTTCGTGACGCTCACCGACCTGACCCGCCTGTCGATGATCGTGAGCATGGCGGGCCGGTGCGCGAAGGTCGCACGGCAGGTGGACGGCGTTGGCATCGTCTACGGCCAAGCTCGCTCGGTCGGCGACGAGCGCGGCAACTTCACGCCGAGCGGCGGCAACGTGATCGGCGAGTACCTGCGCGTCACCACGCGCGAGGGGATGGAGGCGTTCTGGCCGGTCGAGGACCTGGCCGACGAGATCGCCAGCGGCCACTTCGCGGAGTACGACTGGTGACCGTCATCCCCGACCCGCTGATCACGATCGAGATCCGCGCCGAGTCGCCGCCCTACGAGCGGCAGATGGGCGTGGACATGACGGGGCAGATCCTCGTCGCGGGCAACGTCGTCTGGGAGACGGAAACCGAGTTCGCGAAGGGCATCCCGGACGAGCCGGAGCGGGTCGAGCGACTGCTCCGAACGAAGTGCGAGGTGCGACTCGGCGACGCCCTGGCGATCCTGCTGCGAATGCCGGAGCCGCTGTGAACGCGCCATCGCCGCTCGACCTGTTCCGGGAGCCACACGAACTGCCTGTCACCCGCGAGGAGTGGCTGATGGCCGCAGACCTCGGGCAGAAACGGCGGCGCGCGAACGATGCGACGCGCACGGCCACCCAGGACCGCGGCGACAAGAACCTGATCGGCGACGTGATGGGGTGCCTCGCAGAACTGCGGGTCGTGAACCTGTGCAAGAACCTCGGCTACCACTACGAGGCGACGCTGCTGCACGACGGCGGCGGTGCGGCGGTGCGCTGGAAGCCGGACGTGCGCATCCAGCACGACCGGTGGCTGAACTACGACGTGAAGTGCCACATGACCATGAACGCGGCGCAGCGAGCGATGGTCAACGTGCCGCCCAAGAAGGACATGGCGCTGAGCGTGCCGTCGATGGGGAAGGCGCTGAAGGGCGGCACGGCGAACCTGCTACCGGTGATGGCCGCGCCCGGCGGCGACGTGATACTGCTCGGCCGCGTCCTGCCGATCGCGGAGGTGCTGACGTGGCCGCAGCACGACTACGGCTACGGCAGCATCGTGTACCGGATGCCGATGGCGGTCGTCGCCCCACACCTGTTCGGCCGCACGTTCGCCGAGTGCGAGGAGATCGTGCTGGGCGGCGCGAGCATCGCGCGACTCCACACGCTGTTGACGTACAAGGCCGCAGCGTGATCCGCCGCGTGATCGCACTGGCGATGAAGGTCGAGTGCCCCGCGTGCGGGATGCCACCCGGCGAGCCGTGCAAGAGCCTCACCGCCTACTACCCGCAGCGCATCTTCCCACCACACCGCCAGCGCGGCGAAGCGGCGCTCAAGGCCGAGCAGAGCACGTCGGCGTAGACTGCGCGGCATGGACCTGACAGCGCAGATCGAGGCGGCTGCGCAGACCGCCGACCCCAACGAGCGCCGGGCGAAGCTCCGCATCCTGCGAGAGGAAGCGGAGGCGCAACTGGGGACGATCGACACCCACCTCGCCGACGTGGACTACGAGCGCGAGGCCGCCGTCCACGAGTTCACCGCCAAGGAAGCCGCCGCGCGCCACAACGCCACCCTGCGCGAGGAACTGATCCGACGCGGCATCTCCGACGAAGCGAGCATGGACGACGCCGGACTGCTCTCCCACGCCGACCTCGACGCGCTCTCCGAGGAGGGCCTGCTGGAGCACGCACTGGACGTGCTGTTCCCCGTCACCGAGGGGGCGGGCGGGAAGGTGTTCGGCACCATGATCCACTTCCAGGAGAAGCTGCACCCGCGCGGCCGAGGCGGCAAGTTCGCGAAGAAGCCCGGCGGTGGCGGCCCCGAGCCGAAGGCCGCGAAGCGCGCCCCGAACGTGCCCGGCAACGGCGGCGGCAAGACCAAGGCGCAGTCGCGCGCCACACCGGCACCGGCCGCCAGCGCATCACACGCACGACGCGAGGCGGAAGCCGCCCGCGCGAAAGAGTTCAAGCCGGTCGTGCCGGAGGACGTGCCGCAGCGCCCGAAGGGCCAGAGCGAGGAGAACAAGGCGAAGGTCGCGAACCTCGCAGCACGCATCGGCAAGCGCATCGCCGGAGCCGCCGCAGGCCGCCAGTCCTCACCGGAGAACACGATCTTCAACGCGAAGGGCAGCGTCTCACAGCACACGCTGCTCCAGTACGTCCGCGACGCCGCCAGCGAGCCGGACACGATGCAGCTTCACTCGCGCATGGGCCAAGACGGCCGACCCGTGTTCACCGCGGAACGCAAGGCCCTGCACGAGGCGATCATCGACATGGCGCTGCGCGCACCACGCTTCCGCCCAGACCCGCAGAAGCCCGACAAGAAGCTCCTGGAGTTCGACCCGAACGGCGCATTCCTGGAACCCGACCCCGACGGCCAGCCCAAGACGCTATTCAGCGGCGGCGGCTACGCAGCGGGCAAGGGCGCAAGCCTCGCCCGACTCGGAGACGACGAGAAGCCACGCAACGCGATCCTGCTCGACCCCGACCGGATCAAGGCGCTCCTCCCCGAGTTCCACGACGGCCTGGACAGCGACGACCCCGAAGCGAACCTGCACGTCTACCGCGAAGCGTGGGAGATCGCGCAGGAAGTGCAGCGCCGCGCCCAGGCGAAGAAGCTGAACATGGTCGTGGACGGCATCTCGGACACGACGGTGGAGGAAATCGACTCGCGCGTGCAGAGCTTCCTCGACCACGGCTACAAGGTGCACATGGTCTACACCGACATCCCCACGGAGGAAGCGATCAGCCGCGCAGCGGGACGCGCAGCCGGGGCGAAGGCCGACAGCGACCGACGCCACATCCCCGACACGATCATGCGCGCAGTGCACCGCGACGTGGCCGCGACGATCCCAGCCCTCATGGAGCACATGCAGTCGAAGCCGGAAGGCACCGCAAGGCCACGCATCGAGGTGTACGACAACCACCAGGGACAAGCCGACGACGGATCGTTCAACCCGCCGAAGCGAATGGCGCTATTCGACCCGGAGACGGGCCAGTTCAACGTGGAGGACGACGCGCTGTGGCAGCGCCTGCAAGCGAAGGGCGACGAGAAGATCCCCGGCCTCGACGCGCCGGAACGACCCGCGCAACCCGCGCCGGTCAGCGAAGCGGCGGAACCGCCGCAGGAAGGAGCGCCCGCCGTGCAGCCGGACGCACCCACACCGACACCCGCAGACGAGCCGCCCGCACCGACGCCCGGCCCGAAGACGACGGACGAGATCGTGCAGGCCGGACTGCGCGTGGACGTGCCGTACGAACTGCCCGCCAGCCAGCCACTGAAGTACGAGGAAGGCGAACCGGCAGCGGAGACGCCGCCGGTGAACGCGAGCGAGATGGCCGACCGCGCGAGCGACGCGCTGGAGCGCAGCGGCATGACGAACGACCCGGACAGCAGCGCCGCGACCGGCCTGTTCCAGTACGACGCGCACGACGAGGCGGATGCCGTGAATCAAGCTCCGAAGGATGATTCACAGCCGGAAGCGAAAACGCCTGCAAATCCGGCACCGGTGAATACACCGAAGCCACCTTCGCCCACCGGCGGGACGCAGGGCTAGCCGAAATGATTCACGCGAAAGAGGTAGCCGCATGGCGATGACCGTCCGTCGGATCGTGCTGGACGACGTGGTGGGGCCGCAGAAGGTGCAGATGGCACCGGAGGGCTTCCCGATGACCGCCACCTACTGGAGGGACCCGGACGACGAGGGGATGACCGTCTCGGCGCTGGTGCTGTACGCGGCGGCGGACGAGGCCGACTCGACCGCGGAGTGGACGGTGACGGTGGTGCGGGCCGGGGACGTGGTGCCGGACGACGGCAGCTACGTCGCGTCCACGCTGGCCGCCGACGGCCGCGTCCGGCACGTGTTCGTGACGCCGCCGGACTGGGACATCGACGGCACCGACCCGCCGTCGTCCGACGCCGCGTAGACCGGAGCGCACATCGCGTGTTAGGGTGGCCGCAGACCGAGCGGTGGGGAGACGCTGGCTCGGCAGACGGTCACCCCACGTGGCCTTTGCACACGGACTCCCCCTGAGATACTGCCCCCCGAGCAGCCCCAATACGGTCGCGGCGTCCGACCCCCCGTAGGTCGCCGCGACCGGGGTGGTGGCCTAAGATGGAGGCCGGACCCACCTCCGGGTTGCCTCCCGAGTTGCACGCTAGGGTCCACGTGGGGCTGCGGCGTTTCACGCGAACGTCGCAGTCCCACCCTGTCTGACGGTTGAGTGCGTAGAGTGCTCAAGGGTGAGCACCCCTCTGCCACTGCTCGCGTTGGACAGCACCGTCAGCGTGGTCACGACGATCGTGGCGGTCGTGTCGGCGCTGTCGGCGATCGTGCTGGGCTGGCTGAAGTGGGGCCGGGAGGACGCCGGGCAGACCGCTTCGACGGCGAAGACGCTGGTCGAGACGATGCGCGATGTGAGCGCTGAGGTGAAGGCGCAGCGGGACGAGTGCATGGTGGATCGTGAAGCGCTGCGCGTAAAGGCGCAGAATCTGGAGGCCGAGCTTGACCGGCGGGAGGCCGAGCGTGGCTGAGCAGCCCGAGGTCACCGAGGTGATCGAGCGAGAGGACGACGACGAGTCTGCGCTGGTGGGAGCGCTGGACGGGATGGCGGCCGAGATCCGGACGCTGCACTGGCGCTCGCGGCTGTCGCTGATCGTGATGGGCGTGCTGACGCTGTTGACGATCCTGGCGTTCGGGACGGCGGCGCTGTCGCTGCGGCAGACGGCGAACGCGGCGAAGGACCGGGCGTCGCAGGCGAAGGTGGAGGCGCAGGCGGCGAACGCCTTGCTGGTGCAGTGCCTGACGAAGCAGACGCAGGCGGAGATTCAGGCGTGCCTCGGGGTGATGCCGGGTGCTCCGGGCGAGCCGGGCGTGGAGGGCGCGGCGGGCGTGCCGGGAGTGCCGGGGACGCCGGGCGAGCAGGGCCAGCCGGGCGCGATCGGGAAGCAGGGGCCGCCGGGCGCGACGGGGCCTGCGGGTCCGGCCGGGCCGACGGGGAAGGGAGGGCCGCGAGGCGCTACGGGATCGCGAGGGGCGACGGGTCCGACGGGGCAGACCGGCCCGCAGGGGACGCCTGGGCCGCCGGGTCGGCGTGGGCCAGCGGGGCCGCAGGGACGGCCGGGCGCTCCGGCGCAGTTCCCGCTGACGATGACGTGCCGCTCGCCGGATGGCCGCACGTTCACGTGTAACCCCGCGTGAGCGACAGCTAGAGTCTGCTCGTGGAGCCGCACGACGATCTGTCTGAGGCCGCTGGCGGAACGCCGCCACCGAAGCGTCGCGGTGGGCAGGGCGCGAACCAGGAGTTTGAGGGCGCGCACCCGCGATCGGCGAAGGGCCGGGTGGGCGGCGGCGAGTTCGCGAAGAAGCCCGGGCAGGGCGGCGCGGCGAAGCCGAAGATGCAGGCGGTGTCGGTCGCGTCGGCGCTGAAGGCGGCCGGGGTGAAGTCGATCGCCGAGTTCCAGAAGACGCGCGGGCTGCCGGTGACGGGCAGGCTCGACTCGCGGACGATGGTGGCGCTGCGCAACGCCTACGTCGCGCACCTCGTGGACTTGCAGTCCGGCGGTGGGACGGCGGCCGGGACGAACGCGGCGGCGAAGGCCGGGGTGACGCTCGGGCTGCACGACTACGCGAAGCGCGGGATGGGCACGAAGGCAGACCCGGACTCGCGCGTGAGCCGGGTGCAGCAGACCCTGGAGCGGCTGGGCTACGACGTGCCGATCGACGGCGTGTATAGCTCCGAGCTTGAGACGGCCGTGAAGCAGTTCCAGGCCGACCACGGACTGCCCGCCACGGGCGTCGTGAGCGTGCAGACGCTGCGGCAGATGGACAAGCTCCACTCGCAGCGCGACGCCGGGAAGGAGCCGGGCGGCGGCCTGTCGGCGGACACGCCGGGCACGAAGCACCGGGTCGGCACGGACGAGGTGAAGTCGCTCGCGAACCGGGCACGCGCCGGGCGGATCGCGCGCACCGGCCGGGTGGCGGCGACGGTGAAGACGACCACCCCGAAGGCGAAGGCGAAGCCGACCGGCACGAAGCCGCGCAAGCCGCCTGCGACGACGGCCGTGAAGATCACCCAGGCAGCGGTCGATGAGCCGGACGAGGCGCGCTTCGACGCGCTCGTGATCGACGGCGAGGAGGTCGAGCCGACGGACGTGACGACGCTCCCCTGGTGGGACGAGGACGAGACGTTCGCGCAGGAGGCGGCGATCGACTGGCGCGAGGTGCTGCACCCCCGGAACCGGCTCGGGAAGTTCCGGCGCGTGTTCGGCGACCCGCGCCCACAGACGCACACGCAGCGGCTGGTGGCGGAGCCGCCGGTGCAGACGCGGCGCACGGCCGGGAAGCTCGGGGCGCGTCGCACACGGCGCGAGACGCCGGTGCCGGACCAGTGGGGCCAGAAGCTGATCGAGCACGCCGAGTGGAGCGACAAGGACAACAAGTGGCTCCAGGAGGGCGGGGTGCTGGCGACGGTCACGCACCTGGCGACGGCGCACCGCTGGCCGAGCATCGCGCCGTTCCAGGGGTTCGACGCGAAGTCGCTGCGCAACTCGGAGGGCGAGCTTCGGATCAGGCCGCCGCAGGAGGTGAACGGGCAGCGCATTTTCGAGCAGTGGTGGATCACGGCCGCGATCAGCGCGGCGAAGAAGGGCGTCACCGAGATGGTGATCGCGCACGAGGTGGGGCACATGCTGGACGCATCGCTGATGCGCCCCGAGGACGGCCAGCCCGATCCGCGCAACAAGAGGATGGACTACCACTTCCACGGCAGCGAGGCAGCGGCGAACATGTCGATCGAGACGATCGAGCGGCAGGGCTTCGCGATGTCGGCGGAGCAGCACGCGAGGTGGCGCGAGTTCCTGAAGATCGCCGTCACGCCGTCGGTGCTGGGGCAGACGAAGTACGCGGCGAAGTACCACCGGTCGCCCGCCGAGTTGTGGGCGCGGGCGTATGCGCAGTGGGCGGCGTCCACGCAGGGGCCGCCGCTGGGGATCGAGCGGGCCGCGATTCCGGGCATGACGTGGCCTGCGGACGAGTGGGAGCCGGTCGGCCGGGCGGTGGAGTCGGTGCTTGGCAGCTACGGGCTGCTGCACACGGACGGCGCGTTCAAGTGGGAGGTGCAGCCGGGCGGGATCGAGCCGCAGATCATGCCGGACGCGGCGCAGAAGACGATGAACGCTGTGCACAAGTTCATCGGCGACCAGCGGATGCACGGCGCGGCGCAGGCGCTGCAGGGCTTCGACTTCAAGTACGTCGATACGGTGGGCGGCGAGCACGAGTACGAGCGCGAGGTGGGTGGCGGTCTGCTCACCGGGTTCGTCAAGCCGAACGACCCGTCGATCCGGTGGGAGTTTGAGGCGGACGTGCAGGCGACGCCGCCGTATCAGCGGAGTCGGCGGGCACCGAAGCCGATGCCGGAGTACGTGCGGCAGGAGGGCCTGAACGCGGAGGCGGAGATGGAGTCGCGCGGGGTGCCGCCGATGGGCGTCCTGCTCGACCGCGGCTTCCGCTCCGAGGACTCGCCGTCGAAGGCGCACGCGGTGTACGCGAAGACGTTCCCCGAGGGGAAGCTGCGCGCCCGGTTCAAGCACGGCGAGCACAAGGTCGAGTGGAAGTGGGAGGGCGACCTGCCGGACATCACGTCGGAGGTGAGCGCGCCGCTGCCGGTGCCGCCGAAGCCGGAGTGGGTCCGACCGGATGATCCGGAGGGCGAGTCCTCGGACGAGTTCCTGGTGCGGATGGCCCGCGAGCGCGAGCGGACGATGACGTGGGAGCAGGAGGTGAAGCGGGGCCTCTCTGTTGGCCGGTGGACGGAGGCGGAGGCGAAGGAGGCTGGCTACCACACCCAGAGCCGCGGGGAGGGATGGGAGCCGCTGCCGGACGGGCCGCTGTTCCACGTGACGACGGCCGCGAGCGCGGTGCGGGCTGGTGGGCTGAAGACACGGTACGAGCTTGCGCAGGGTTCGGGCGCAGGGCTGGGCGGCGGCGCGGAGGACACGATCTCGTTCACCACGGACGAGACGATCGCGCGCGCCATCGCGCTGGGCCTGCGGGAGATGCGGATGGTCGCGCGCGGGGAGGTGTCGGCCGCCGACCTGTTGCGGCACGCGGAGAACGGCACCGCGGCTGATAGGCCGTTCGCGACCGACCTGATCCGGTACTACGACTACGCGAACCGGGCGTGGTCGCCGGGAGACGAGTTGCCGTCGGAGTTGCGGCTGTTGCTGGACGGCAAGCGACGGGTCGGTCACACGCACATGCCATCGACGCGAGAGGAGGCGGCGGCTGAGGCGGGGATCGCGCCGGAGCTTCTGACGCACTCAGATCAGTCGATGCCGTTCGGACGGGGGGCGCGGAACGACTGGGTGGGGCCGATGACGGACGCGCAGTTGCGCGAGAAGACGGTGGACTTTTACCGGGCGTTCCAGACGTTCCGCGAAGGCGCGGGCGGGCCGTTCAACCCGCTGTTCTTCTCGTCCGACACGGAGGCGCTGGCGAACGTGCATCCGTCGGAGATCCGCATCCTGCGGTTCCGGCGGAAGGCGAACGGGCACGGCTACCGGACGGCGGGGATGGAGGAGATCCGCACCGGCAGCGGCGAGGCGGTGCAGTTGGAGGACGTGCTGCGCGAGGACGCCTTCGACCTGTCGGAGGCGACGCACGAGTGGACGACGCTGCGGACGGACAAGGTGCGGGTCGGCGCTACCGAGGTGATCGGCCCGGACGTGACGACGCTCTCGTGGTGGCGCGAGGAAGCTGTGCAGGAGGCGTCCTGGCGCTCGGTGCTGCACCCTCGCGACCGGCGCGGCCGGTGGCGACACACGCTCGGGAAGCCGAAGGCGCGGAGCACGATCACGATCGACCCGGGCACGTTTATGCCGCCGTCGGGGCCGCTGGCGAATGGTCGGCCGCGCACGAGGGCGAAGACGCCGGTGCTGGACGAGACGCAGCGGATGATCCGCGACGCGCCGTTCCTCGATACCGACGTGGGCGACGAGGTGCCGACGGAGTTCAACGTGGTGATGGCGCAGGCCGTCGTCGCGGAGGCACACCGGTGGCCGGAGTTGCCGCCGCTGACGTTCGTGCTGGGCGACCTGGAGCCGGGCGTGAAGGGAGAGTTGAGCATCACGCCGCCGGTGCCGCCGTTCCAGGAGGAAGCGTGGGAGTTGGCGCTGGACGAGAAGCTGATGGGCGTGGAGGGCGCGACGACGTTCGCGCACGAGATGGGCCACGCGGTGGACGCTGCGATGGCGCGCGACGTGGGGTATGTCGAGGGCAACAACGTGCGCGGCGCGGTCGGGAACTTCGGCTACTTCGCGTCGGGCATGGCGGCGGCCGACAACCCGTACGGCGAGGTGCTGCTCGGGCCGGAACGGTTCGCGGCGTGGCGGCACTTCCTGAAGATGGCCGTCACGCAGTCGATCGTGGACGAGATGTCGTCGCCGCCGGACTACTACCGCTCCCCGCACGAGTTGTGGGCGCGCGCCTACGCGCAGTGGGTGGCGACGCAGGACGAGGCGCTGATGGGCGAGATGCACGACGTGCACGAGCACGGCTGGCCGCAGGACGAGTGGGAACCGGTCGGACGGGCCGTGGAGCGGGTGCTGGGCGCGCACGGGCTGCTCTACGAGGGGGACGAGGCGTGGGTGGCGGAGGTCGGCCCGGAGCCTGAGAGGCGGCCTCTACGGCAGCCTCCGCGGTCGCAGATCGAGACGCCGCTCCCGCCCGTCATCCGCCAGAAGGCGGTCGCGGTGATGCACGACCTGACGCACATCGACCACAACCAGACGGGCGTGACGACGGACGACGTGATGCGGACGCACGGCTTCGCGGAGCCGGAGGGAGAGGCGCTGGCCGATGCGTTCCGGGAGGGCCTGGTCGGCGTCGGCTACAAGCTGTACGTGAGGGAGTTCCCGGTGGGCCGGGCGTGGTTCCGGGTGCGGACGGGCGAGCAGCCGCCGACGGAGCCGAACTTCTCGTGGATCGGCGAGGCGCTGCCCGACCCGCTGACGTTCGTGGTCGAGGCCCCGGATGACGAGGACGACCTGGAGTGGTTCCCGCTGGCGACGCCGGACGAGGTGATCGTGGACGGCGAGGTGATCGAGGGGCCGGACGTGACGACGTTGCCGTGGTGGGACGACGACGACGTGGTGGAAGCGGTGGACTGGCGGCCCGGCCAGCATCCTCGCGATCGGCGCGGTAGGTGGCGCGACGTGCTGGAAATGCCGAAGTCGAACGTGCTCGACAGGATCTCGGTGAAGTCAAGGGCGGAGCCGGACAAGCCGCTGACGACGAAGCTCGCGGGCCACGAGGTTCCGGTCGTGGTCGGCGAGATCGACATGTCGTACGCCACGACGACGCGCGTGGTTGCGGCGTTCGCGGCGGTCAAGGATCATCGGTTCCCGGTGGGGTTCCTGACGATCGACCGGGACAAGCACCGGGTCGAGTTGATCTACGTGGAGACGGACAACCGGCGGCAGGGGATTGCGACGGCGCTGTACCGGGCGGGCCTGGCGCTGTACCCAGACCTGATCTTCGACGCCGACCGGACGGATGAGGGGGAGGCGTTCACGACGGCGACGGGCGGGAAGCGGGAGCGGCGCAGGAAGTTCGCGACGGCGGAGGCGCGGCGTATCGGTAGCCGGTTCCTGGGGGCGATGTACGGGGCGACGGCGGAGGACATCAAGCCGATCGAGCCGCCGCAGTCGGAGGGGCCGATCAGGGTCGCCTCGCGCTCGGGCTACCCGCCGGGCGGCGAGTGGCGGCGGGCGGTCGGCCTGGGGGAGGACGCCTACCTGGTGGGTGGCGCTCCCCGGAACCGGATCTTCGGGGAGCCGGTGAAGGACGAGGACTTCATGGCCCTGCAGACGCCGGAGGCGATCAAGGCGGCGGCGCTGGCGGCTGGGCACACGGTGGAAGACCTGATGGTGCGCGACCGGCTGGTGGGCGTGCGCGTCACCGGGTCGAAGCTGCCGTCGGGCGGGATCGAGATTGCGCCGCCGAGGGTGGAGCGCTCGACCGGCGCGGGCCGCCACGACTTTGAGATCGTGCCGCACCCGGGGATCGGGTCGGAGACGCCGGAGGTGCTGCTCGCGGCGGACGCTGCGCGGCGCGACTTCACGTTCAACGCGCTGTACGAGGACGCGGCCGGGAACATCGTGGACCCGACCGGCACGGGCCTCGCGGATGCGCAGGCGAAGGCGCTGCGCACGGTGTCGCCGGACAGCTTCAAGGAAGACCCGCTGCGCATCCTGCGCGGCCTGCGGTTCATGTCGCAGTACGACGTGAAGCCGGTGCCGGACACGACCACGCAGATGCGGCTGCACGCATCGTCGGTGAACGCGCTGACGAAGAAGGGCGTGAGCGGCACGGCGCGCACCGAGTTGGACAAGATCCTGATGGGGCCGCACGTGGGCGCGGCGCTGCGGCAGATGCGCGACACGGGCGTGCTGGAGCACTTCCTGCCCGAGGTCGCTCCGGCGGTCGGCTTCAACCAGGAGTCGAAGTACCACGGCCTGACGCTGGACGAGCACATCATCTCGGCGGTCGAGGCGGCGGCTGCGCAGGGCGCGTCGCTGCGGGTGCGCCTCGCGCTCCTGTTCCACGACTCGGGGAAGCCGGAGTCGGCGTGGCGGGGCGAGGACGGCCACCTGCACTACTACGCGAACCCGAAGCTCGGGAAGGACGCGCACGAGGACGTGGGCGCGGCCATCGCGCGGCGGGCGCTGACCCGACTCGGCTACCCGGCGAAGGTGACGCAGGACGTGGAGCGGCTGGTGGCGGCGCACATGCTGATGCCGACCGACCGGCTGTCGAAGATCAGGCGACTGCGGGCCGAGCACGGCGAGCTTCTGGACGACCTGTTCGCGCACCGCCGGGCGGACATGTCGGCGAAGGGCGAGGATCACGGCGCTGAGGGGCACGATGCGCTGGAGCGGATGCACGAGGAAGTGCGGCTGAGCCGGACGCGGGGCGAGGCGGTGCGGCGCGGCGACCTGGCCGTGACGGGCGCGGACATCGTGGCGCTCGGGGTGAAGGGGCCTGCGGTCGGCGAGGTGCTGGCCGTGCTGCTCGACTTCGTGATCGGCGACCCGTCCCTGAACCGGCGCGACTGGCTGCTCGCACGGGCTGAGAAGCTGGCGCGGCGGCACCTGAGCGAGGCGGTGCGGGTGACGCCGGTGATGGAGGCGTGGTGGCGGTCGTTGCTGCATCCGCGGGATCGTCGGGGCCGGTTCATGGACAAGCTGGGACGCCCGACTCAAGCTGTGAGTCGCGAGCGGAACGAGTACCCGCCGTCGGTGGAGTATTTCGGGCCGTTCTACGACTCGCCGTACCCGATGCAGCGGACGCGCGACGAGGAGCCGGACCTGTCACCGCAGGCCACGAAGCTGATGGACGACATCAGCGGCGCGCTGATCCGGCCGGGCAGCAGCGACCTGGAGCGGCAGACGGCGCGGCAGACGCGGGCGTCGGCGTACGCGGTGCTGACCGCGAACCGGTGGCCGCGCATCCCGAAGACGAGCATCGCTGTGAAGCGCGACATGGCAGAGGGCACGCACGGGCACTTCGCGACGACCGGCTCAGGGACGGACGTTGAGCGGTGGGAGATCGCGATGAGCGAGGCGTCCGTGCTCACCGGGAAGTCCGTCACCACGATCGTGCACGAGATGGGGCACGCGCTGGACGCGGCGATGGCCTACCCGGTCGGCGACGACCGGCTGGCGCTGCGGGTCTACGGCGAGGTGAAAAAGAGCCACCTGGCGTCCGGGATCGCGGCCTCGGAAAACGAGGCGGGGCACGAGATGCTGGGCCTGGAGCGAGTGGCGGCGTGGCGGCGGTTCTTCAAGGCGTCGATCACGCAGTCGGTGCTGGACGCCGACGTGCGGCCGGGCTATCACCGTGCGCCGCACGAGTTGTGGGCGAGGGCGTACACGCAGTGGGTGGCGAGCACCGATCCGTTGCTGGCGGAGCACTTGCGGCGGCTGAACTGGAATCAGGGCTGGCCGCCGCAGGAGTGGGAGCGCGTCGGGTTGGCGGTCGAGGACGTGCTGCGTGCGCACGGCCTGCTGTACGAGCACGACTCGCCGAACGCGCGGTATGCGTGGTCGGTGGTGGACCCGGAGACGGGCGAGCCGACGGAGCCGACGATCCCAGACCTGCCGCCGCTGATGCCGCCGCGCGGGATGGCGGAGCCGCTGAAGTACGCGCTCCCGAAGGAGGCGCTGGACGACGAGGTGCGCATCCGCGACGACCTGTCGAACGTCACGGAGGCGTCCGAGCACCCGATCGATGACGCGATGCGCAAGCAAGGGTTCTCGTACGCGGGCGACGACACGGAGTTCGTGACCTGGGCGAAGGAATACCCGGAGGGGCGGGCGCTGATCCGCTACCCGGTGGGCACGAAGCCGAAGACGTTCTGGGCGTTGGGGAAGTCTGCGTGGATCGGCAGCCCGAGGCCGGACCCGCTGACGCACGTCGTGGAGATGCGGGCGACGGAGCGGCTGTGGGGCGGTGTCGGTCGGCGGATGCGGCAGCACGGCGGCTACGCGGAGCGGCTGCACCCGAGGGATCGCCGCGGCCGGTGGCGGGACACGCCTGGGCAGATCACGGTGCGGTCGGAGGACTGGCGGGCGCAGCATCGGCCGCCGAGCAAGGACGACGACGTGGGCGGGCCGCTGCACGACCTGACGCAGGTGATGCCCGCCGACGTGTATACGCACCCGCACTACTACTTCACGACGGGAGGCGATCCGGACTCGGAAGCGGCGTACCGGGAGTCGTGGGCGGCGATCCAACGGGTGCGCGGGAAGCCGGACGCGAAGGTGCGGATCTACCGGTCGCTCCCGGCCGAGCACGCGCACAACGGCTTCCACGAGGGCGACTGGGTGACGCTCTCCAAGACGTACGCGCGGCGGCACGGGATGGGGATGGGCGATCCGCACGCGGACGACTCCGAGAACGACTGGCCGGTGATCAGCACGACCGTGCTGGCGCGCGATCTTCTGACGCACGCGGACGACCTGAACGAGTGGGGCTACGTCGGGCCGGGCCGGAACACGGCGATGGTGGCGTTCAAGGGCGGCCGGAAGCAGGAGGTGCGCCAGCACGCGGATGGCGTCGTGCGTCCGGTGAAGCGGCGCGGCGAGGGGACGATCAAGGTGCAGTCGGCCGGGTCGATCGCGAAGTGGCGCGATGAGGGCGGCTGGGATGCGGGCGTGTTCTTCCACGTGACGCCGCGCGAGGATGCGATCGAGCGGCAGGGCGCGGTGCTGCCGCGCGGCCACCAGGAGGACGTGCAGGCGCAGCACGCCTTCCCGGTCGATCCGGACGTTGTGTACCTGTGGCCGTCGGCGGCGAAGGCCGAGAAGCACGTCGGGTACATGGAGCGGCGCGGGGTGACGGGGTTGACGGTGGTGCCGGTGCACGCGGACGTGTCGCAGCTTGAGCCGGACCCGGAGCCGTTCCTGAACCTGTGGCGGCAGGCGTCCAACTACGAGGCGGTGGCGGGTGTGCGGCAGCGCGAGAACCTGCGCGAGCACGGCTATGCGGCGCTGGACGAGGCGCGGCACTACCCGGACCCGGTGAACCATCCGGAGGGCGAGACGCTGCGCGAGTACCTGGCGACGGTGACGCCGCCGTACGTGGTGACCTCCCCGAGCGACGACTACCCGCCGGAGATCCTGGCCGATCCGTGGATCGAGGCGCGGCGGGTGCTGGCCGACATGCCGGTGGCGCTGCGCAGGGACGTGGCAAGGGTGTTCTCGCAGCACGGCGTGGCGGTGCTGGCCCGGGGTCGCCGTCCGCTCGCGGAGGCGGCTGTGGCGGCTCCCGAGGGCGAGTGGGACGTGATCGTGGCGAATGGCGTCCGGCGCGAGCACTTCGACGTGACGCTGATGCCGTGGTGGCACGACCTGGCCGAGGCGAGCTTCGCGGAGCGCCTGCACCCGCGGGACCGGCGTGGCCGGTGGCGACGCGGCGTCAGCCACCTGGCGACCAGCCCGGCGGCCACCGTCTCTCGTCACGGCATCGGGACGAAGCGGACTCGGCGCGAGGTTCCGGGCGAGGCGGACATGGACCGGTTCGTGCGGCTCCTGGACGACCGGTTCCATCGCGACCCGGAAGACCCCTACCCGTACGACGTGCCGGAGTTCGTGGCGGAGCGGGCGGCGTCTGCGCACCGGTGGCCGGAGGCGGCGTCCGACATGCTCCAGGGGATCGACATGGACTGGCTGTCGCCGGGCGTGATGGGGCAGTTCGCCGTGGACCTGGGCGAAGGCGAGTGGGCGGACGACCCGACCTCGCCGACCGGGGTGCGGCTTGTGAGCGGCCCTGAGACGCTTGCGTGGATCAGGATCGACCCGCGGTCGATGCCGGAGCGCGAGGGCGACCCTGCGTACTTCGGGCCGGTGCTGGCGCACGAGTTGGGGCACCTGCTCGACACGTCGCTGGCGAAGCAGGCCGGTCAGAGCGCGTGGCGGTCGGACGAGGGGCACGACGGCGAGTTGAACGGCGCGTCGATCATGGCGGCCCTCGACCCGCCCGACCGGCGGCTGACGGACGCGCAGGTGGCGGCGTGGCGCGGGTTCTTCAAGGCGGCCGTCACCCCGAGCGTGGAGGCGATGCCGAACCCGCGTTACAACCGGTCGCCGGACGAGTTGTTCGCGCGGGCGTACGCGCAGTGGATCGGGACGACCATGCGCGATCAGATGGAGCGCGAGTTCCAGGATGCGCCGGAGGGGATGCACCGCTGGCCGCCGGACGAGTGGGAGCCGGTGGGCGCGGCGCTGGAGGCGGTGCTGGACGAGTTCGGGCTGCTGTACGACCACCCGGATCACCGGTGGCTGGCGGAGAGCTACGTCGCGCGGCAGCATCCGCGCGACCGGAAGGGCCGCTGGCGACTGGTCGCCCCACACGTGATCGCGAAGGCGATCGAGCTACGCAACGCGCCGGGCGAGGGTCGGCAGGGGACGCGCTACGCGAGGCCGACGGGCGACCCGGAGACGGGGAAGGTGCTGCACGGCGTCGGGACGCTGCTCGACCGGGCGGCCGAGAAGCAGGGCCGGACGCGGCGCGAGTTGGACGCGAAGCTCCAGTCGCAGGTGGAGCGCCTGGTCGGCCCGGAGTCGGGGACGGTGCCGATGATGCGGGTGCGGCCGGGGTCGCTGCGGTTCGCGTTCCGGACGTGGCACTTCCCGAACGCGCACGAGTCGCCGCCGGAGCCGAAGGAGACGTACCGGGGTGCGGACTACCGGAAGGCGCGGGCGCGGAGCGAGCGCGACTGGTTCGGGATCAGCCCGAGCGCGCCGCCGGAGCACTTCCCGCACTACGGCTACATGGCGCGGCCGGACGAGGAGGACTGGCTCAAGAACCTGGTCGGCGGGTTCGGGAAGATCAGGGTGCGCCTGAAGCCGCAGACGCGCGGCCGGACGACGTTCACGTACTCGGACTCGCTGTACGTCGGCAGCCACGACGACTCGATCGTGCCTTCTCCGGTCGATGAGCCGAAGGGCTACAGCGTGAGCGCCACGTCAGCGTTCTTCGTGCCGTGGCTGGAGCACGTCGCGCGCCCGCTGGTGAAGACGACGCGCGAGCAGCCGCCGCTGACGGCAGAGGAGGAACGGGACCTGGCCGACTGGAAGCGGTACGGGCGGCACGTGATGGACCGGCAGACGGGCGAGGAAGTGCGGCTGTACGGCGACGACCTGGTGCCGGAGTTCATGCGTCGCCGCGCGCAGCGGCTGGAGGACGAGGGCGTGTGGACGGACGCGACCTGGGACGATTTCTTTGAGGCGCAGATCCACGGCGGGGTGGAGTGGGACGACGTGGACGGGATCGACTTCCCCGAAGACCCCGGCGAGGACGTGCTGCGCGAGTTGGCGCAGCGGAACATCTCGTTCACGATCGCGGCGGAAGCGGTAGAGTCTGCGTCAGATCGCGCCCGGCGAGTGATGGAGAGGCTGCAAACGTGACGGCGTTCCGCGCGGAGCTACACCCGAGGGACCGACGGGGCCGGTGGGAGTCGGTGCCGGGCGTGCGGCTGACGAAGGGCGGGAAGATTCGCCTGCGGCTCCAGATCGGGTCGGAGCAGCACAAGAAGCTGATCGCTCGCGGGCACACGATCGCGACGCCGACCTTGAAGCCGCCGCCGAAGCGGATGACGGTGAGCGGCGACGAGGCTCGCCAGCGGGCGCTGACGCGGCGCGGCTACACGGCGCGCGTGGGCGCGTCGAAGCCTGCGCTCTCGGTGTACCCGTACACCGGCCCGGCGGGGACGCACACGGTGGACGGCGTGACGTACTGGGAGGACGAGGATCGGGCGCGCGACGTGGCGACGAGTATGCCGCGCTCCAGGGTGGAGAAGCGGCCGAGGGGCTGGGTGATCATCCTGGCGCACGGGAAGCCGCACAACGTGACGCGGCTGCGGCCGATGAAGGGCAACACGTGGGCCGACCCGTTCGGCGACATTGACGAGTTCGGCCGCACGCGACCACGGGTGCGCGAGGCGCGGCAGCGGCGGGTGGCGGCGAAGCTGGAGCGGATCGTGCTGGCCGACATCGAGGACGAGGCGGTCGCGATCCTGGCGGCGGAGCGGTTCCTGGTGGAGGCGGCGGACAAGACGCCGGAGCCGTTCTCCAAGAGCAAGACATCGAACTGGGTGGCGCGCGCCGGTGGGCTGCCGAACTACATCCAGCACATCGCGCACGACCTCGTGGAAAAGCGCGGCAAGTCCGAGTCGCAGGCTATCCAGATGGCGATCGGCATCGTCAAGCGGTGGTGCCGGGGCGGCGGCGACGTGAAGCCGGACACACGCGCGGCGGCGTGCAAGGCCGTCGCGGAGTGGACGGCCCTGAAGGCGAAGGCCCATGCCTCGTAGCCCTGCCTGGGACGCATCCGAGCAGCGCGTGCGGTCGGTGGCGCTGCATCACCACGTGGTCGTCAGCGAGGGGCTGCTGGGGCACTTCACGGAGCGGCTGCATCCCCGGTCGCACGGCAAGTTCGCGGCGAAGCCGGGCGCGTTGAAGGGTCGCGCCGGGAAGGCCGCCGCCAAGCGGGGGGCGGAGGCGCGGGCGTCGCATTACGAGCGGCTGAAGACGCCGGAGGGGCAGGAGCACCTGTCGAAGATCAGGGGCCGGATGTCGCACGGCGAGTGGCTGGAGCATCCGGGGTCGGCGGCCGAGCGGGCGATGTCGCACTACGCCCCGCGGACGGCGCACGCCACGTCGCACGAGCAGCAGGTGTCCGACGCGAAGCACGCGGCGGCGAAGGCGGAGCGCGACCGGATCAAGGCGGAGGACGAGGCGTACAAGCGGGGTGTGGCGCAGGCGCGGATGGACTGGCGCAAGTCGCTGACGCCGAAGGAGCGCCACCTGCACGATGCGTTCGATGCGGCACACAAGGCGTGGGCCGCGAAGATGACGTTCGACTACGACCCGCCGGAGGAGACGCGGGCGATGCGGAAGGCGCGGGCGGCGCTGGACGCGCACGAGGCGAAACACGGCAAGAAGCGGCCGAAGTTCCCGGAGCAGCCGTACCGGCATGTGAGCGAGCCGTAGCGGCATGATCTCGGCGTGGGACTGGCTGGCGGCGGGCCTGTTCCTGGTGGCGGTGTCGGCGCTGATCGCGACAGTCGTGACGTTCGTCGCGTGGTTGATCTGGGGCTGAGGCGGGGACCACCTGGCCGTGTCCATCTCCGAACACACGCTCATCATCATCCTGATCGTGGTCGCGATCATCGTCGGCCTGATCTACCTGTGGAACAACCTCCCGCGCCGTCGGGGTTAGCACACGACGGGGCGCTTCGACTGAGTGGTGAGGCGGGTCCGTGCTGGAGCGGGCTTGCCTCATCGCTCACGTCGTGTACGATGTGGCGGTCACGTTCTCGGGCATGACGGCCGAAGTGTCCCACTCTGGGTCCACGGGAACGCCGCTCATCAGGTTCACGTGACAGGAAGCAGGATCCTGTGAGTGCACAGGAAAAGGCGGGCAGAACGCCCGCCACGAAGGGCGCTGCCGAGCCGATGCTGGCGTCCGAGGTCGAGGCGGAGGTCTACGAGCCTCACGCGATGACCTGGCTCGCCGAGGTCGGCCTTGTCACGGATGACGAGGAGATCGACCGGGAGGCGTTCCGCGCGGCTGTCGCGGACGCCCTGCTCCGTCACGCTGTGGCGGAGACTTCGGACGAGCGGGACGCGAAGGCGCTCGTGTCCGGCGAGTTGACGAAGCTCGTCGTGCCGGAGGCGGAGTACGAGTCCGGGCCGGTGGCCGAGGCGGCGTTCCAGTGGATCGAGAAGAAGGTCTGGAACCTCGCTCAGAACACGCGGCGCGGCTCTGTCATCCAGACCCTGATCGGTGACGTTCTGCCGGATCACGTCGTCACGACGTGCAACGTGCGGCGCGGAACCGTTCCGGCGCGGGCGGTCTACGTGACCGGAAACGCCGACCTGCTGCTCAAGGACTTCGCCAAGGAGCGCGAGGCGAAGCTGCACGCAGCGAACATGACGTACACGGCGGACATGGCTCTGCTCGCCGAGCGGATCGATGATCTGCGGGCGAAGATGAACCGGCGGGTGCGTCAGCAGTTGAAGGTGTCCGGGTCGCAGGCGCTGGACCAGTACCAGCTTCTGCTCGGTCCGAGCAACGGCGACTCCGACAACGGCGACGGCAGCGAGTAGCTAGCTGCCATCGGGACGGCTCGGGGGCGGCGCGCTACGGCGTGTCGCCCCCGGCTGACCCAGAGAGGACACGGCATGACGAAGGACAAGTACGACGACCTCGTGGCCGGGCTGCACCCCATGTACGGGATCATTCTGGCGGAGGCGGCAAAGGGACCCATCACGGTGCCGAAGGTGAAGGCGCTGGTCGGTCGGCAGACCGGCATGTGGGACGAGATGAAAAGGCTCGTGAAGTTCGGGCTGCTGCGGTACGTCGGTACGGACATGGAGTCGTCTGCGGGGTCAATCAAGCCGCGCGTCTACGTGCTGGTGCCGCCGGAGGAGGTGGAGCAGGCTGCGGTGGAGGGGCAGAGGTGGGTGGCAGAGGTGGAGTTGCTGAAGGCGAAGGGCCGGAAGCGTCCAGATGCCGACCGGGAGCTTCAACGCGAACGGGCCGCACGGAAGCGGCGCGTGACCGGCGATCGGCTGGCGTGGATCAAGTTCACGGAGGCCGTGCGACGCGAGTCGATGCTGTTGCGAGGGATGGAGGAGATGGCGTTTTGGGCGTCGGCCGAGCCGGAGGAAATCGCTGATCTGTTGCACGAGATGACCAAGCTGATCGATGCGCAGGCGCGGGTGCTTGAGGTTGTGGCGATGCGTGCGGACGACGACGCGAAGCTCGCGACCATCGCGAAGCTCCGGAGCACGAACGGCAGGACGGCTGAGGAGGTGCGGACGATGAACCGGCACATCGAGCGGATCAAGGCCAGCCGGAACGCGCTCGGGGACTTCTATGACACCTGAGCAGGAGATGCTGTTGGCCGAGATGCGCAGCGACGAGGTGTTGTGTGAGGCGCTTCGGGCGATCCTCATGGAGGAGCTTCGCGACGACGCGCGCGACGATCTGCTTGACGAGATGCGCAACGACCACGACCTGATGGACGAGCTTCGCGGCGAGCTTCGCGACGAGGTGCTTTAGGCTAGGCCGGTGTTCTACTACTTCGGGTCGAAGCGGCGGGTGGCTGGGTTCTACCCGCCGCCCATGTACGACACGATCATCGAGCCGTTCGCCGGTGCGGCGGCGTACTCGATGCGGCACCTGCGCAGCAGCGCGGTGCGGCGGGTGGTGTTGATCGAGAAGGACGAGCGGGTCGCGGCCACGTGGGAGCGGCTGCTCGGGATGACCGTCGCCGACCTGCGGTCGCTGCGGGTGCCGGAGGCGGGGGAGGACACGAGCGACTTCCTGATGATGACGGCGGCGGCGTCGAATGCCATCTCGGACTGCTCCCGCATGACGGTGACGGAGCGGCAGCCGAGAGCGATCCGGTCGATGCTCCGGGGGATGGAGCCGATGCTTGCTGCGGCGCGGGGGAAGGTGGAGGTGGTCTGCGGCGACTACCGTGACGCGCCTGACGTGGAGGCGACGTGGTTCGTGGACCCGCCGTATTCGATCTCGGGCAGGGCTTCGGCGGGCACGACTCGACCGCAGGGCGTGGGTTACGGGAATGGTCGGGGCGCGGCGGCGCTGGACTACGCCGAGTTGGGCGAGTGGTGCCGGGAGCGGCAGGGCCAGCGGATCGTGTGCGAGCAGGAGGGCGCGGCGTGGCTGCCGTTCCAGCACCTGCGCGGCTCGCGTGATTCGATGGGCCGGATGGCGCGCGAGGTGTTCTGGGCTGACCCCGAGCATCAGTTGACGTTCGGAGCGACGCTGTGAACCTTCAGCCGTGCCCGCACTGCGCGACCTGCGGGCTGGGGGCGAATGCCCTCGCCGCGCATATCGAGCGGCGGCACACGGGGCCGCCTGCGCCGTACGCCGTGATCCTGCCGGGCGAGCCTCGGGCGACGATCGTGTATCCCGGGAAGTGACAGTCAGCGGGATGCGCAGTGCGCGGAGCAGGTGCGTGCGGTGTAGCATCCGGGCATGGAGACGCTGGTGGAGCGCGACGTTTCGCAGGACGAGCGGGACAAGCTCGCGGACAAGGGCCACGCGATGGCCGACGGCTCGTTCCCGATCAAGCACACCGGCGACCTGAAGAACGCGGTCAAGGCGCACGGCCGGGCGAAGGACAAGGCGGCTGCGAAGGCGCATATCTGCAAGCGGGCGAAGGCATTGGGGGCTGAGCACATGCTGCCGGACGAGTGGAAGCTGTCGGAGGCGTGGGATGCGTCGGCGCAGCGGGCGCGCGCGGTCGAGGGGCACCTGGCGCACATGGCGACCGACCCGGGCTACGACCCGCTGCGAGAGGCCGCCGGGTACACGGCGACGCTGCATCCTCGGGACCGGCTCGGGCGGTGGCGAGAGGTTCCCGGGTCGGCGCTGGCGCACGTCGGAGCGCAGGCTGCTCGGGCGGACTTCAGCCGGTCGCGCTCGCGCGGCGCGGGCATCGTTCCCCCGGATGCGCGGCGCGAGGCGGCGATCCGGGCGACGGTGCTGCGGCGTGATGCTCAGAGTCCGGCTGAGAAGGTGCGGGTGAACCGCGGCAAGTCGTTCGGTCACGCTCGGCCTCGGCCGCCGGAGCCTGCTGCGAGTGCACCGGCGCACGCGCCGACGGCGATGATGCGGAACATGGACGCGCTGGCGCATGACCAGTTCGCGGCGCTGACGGTGGCGAGCAAGGCGCGTGCGCGCGGCGGGCCGCGGTGGCAGTTCACGGACAACCGCGGCGTGAAGAAGGAGGGGTACGTGGAGAAGGTGTCGGATCGTGGCGGCACCGACATCACGTACTTCTTCCGCGACGACGACGACGTGCTGTCGGTCGTGAGCGGTCCGCACGTGGTGCGGACGAAGGCGGGGCCGCTGCGTGATCGGAAGCCGGACGTGTGGGGTGACATGCACGGGCGCGGCGTGTCGATCACGGTGCAGTCGCACGGGTCGAAGGGGCCGGAGCACTTCGCGGCGCAGGCGGCGAGGCACCGCGCGACGGAGAAGGCGCTGCGCGACCGCGGCGAGCACGCGGAGGCGAAGGGCTACGGCGAGATGGCGGCGAACTACGAGGCGCGCGCCGGTGGCATGTCCCTGGAAGACCTGACCCGCCAGCACGAGTCGATGCCGAAGATCAGCAAGCGCGAGGCGAACGCCGAGGTGCGCTCGATGGTCGCCGATCGGGCGGCCCGGCTCGCGGACGAGACGCTGCCGTCGTCGCAGTCGCCCGAGCACCTGAAGACGCTCTCGCTGTCGCAACTGGCGAGCGTGATCCGGCGCGACTGGGGCGGCAAGGTCAACTACGCGGCCAAGCCGTACCTCGATGCGCTCGGGTCGCTGGAGCAGATCGAGGACAACTACGGGGCCGATCCCGGCCGGATGATCGTGGCCTACTTCCTGTCGAACGCGACCTCGTGGCGGGGGCCGACGGCGAAGGCCGTGAAGGCCGAACTGAAGCGCCGGTCGGGCCGTCGGTGACCTGGGTCGGCTCCGAGCAGCGGGAGCGCGCTGTCGGTCGTCACCTGGCCGTGCTGCGAGAGGCGAGCTACGCGGAGCTTCTGCACCCGCGTGACCGGGTGGGGCGGTGGCGGATCAAGCTCGGGGTGGCCGGGAAGAAGATGGGTCACGCGCTGGACAAGGCGCTGGGCGAGCCGACGCAGATGCAGCGCGGGCCGGTGACGCTGCACGACCTCGGGATCCCGGTGACGAATCTGGCGCAGCGGCCGGGGAAGATCAAGGCGTCGCTGCGGCGTGACCAGCGGTTCTTCGCGCCGCACTTCCGGATCGAGACGACGGGGGTGGACGAGCAGGGCCTGGCGACGCACTTCCCGGAGCCGATGCACGTGACGCCGGATGCGGACGTGGAGTCGTTCGCTCGCGAGGAGCGCGACAAGGTGAAGGCGAAGGGCATGGCGGTGTACCAGCGGATCCATCACATTCGCGGGAAGGGGCCGGGCGAGCAGTCGGTCGTGCATGAGCAGGGGGCGCGGCCCCGCGCGTACCGAGGCTGAAACACACGACGTGTGTTACTCTCTGTGGGTAGGCCGGTTCCCGGCAGAGAGGAGAGGCGATGCGGTACGACGACGACAAGGATACGCTGTACGAGCGGATGGTGGCCGTGGTCGATGACTGGTTCGGTCCGCACGAGATGAGCTTCACGATCCGGTCGTACCTCGTTCCGGCGCTGTTGGCGGAGGTGGATCGGCCGCTCGACTTGGGCCGGTTCGGCGGTGCGCTGGAGGCCCCCTCCGGGCGTTAGCACACGACGTGGTATAATGCCCGGAGCGGGTCGGTTCCCGCAGAGAGGAGCGACAGGCGATGGTAGTGCCGTTGAAGTGGGTTCGGGAGGGCGCGGGGCGTCAGGTGACGCTGTGCGGCCGGTACGCGGTGGCGCACGACGGGTTCGCCACGCACGGCTCGGTCGAGCAGCAGGACTACGACGGCGTGCGCGGCAACGAGTGGGCCGCGATCGACATGTCGGCGGGCGGCGACGGGGAGAACCTGGACTGGTTCGACACGATGCGCGAGGCGAAGGCCATGTGCGAGGACCACGCCCGGACGGTGCGCCGATGATGTTCGTGGAGAACGACGGCGGCCGGGCGGAGGCGGGCTTCAAGGGCGACACGGGCGACTGCGTGACGCGCGCCATCGCCATCGCCACGGGAGTGCCGTACCGGGAGGTGTACGACGCGCTGCATGAGGCGGCGCTGTCGAACCGGGCGCTGATGGCACGGCTGGAGTTGCGGTACGGCGCGCAGGCTCGGCGGCACGCGAGTCCGCGGACGGGCGCGTACCGGAAGGTCTACCAGCCGTACCTGGAGAGCCTGGGCTGGGTGTGGACGCCGGTGATGAAGATCGGCTCGGGCTGCACGATGCACCTGCGTGACGGCGAGGTGCCGGACGGCCGGGTGATCGTGTCGGTGAGCAGGCACATGTGCGCCGTGATCGACGGCGTGATTCACGACACGCACGACCCGAGTCGCGAAGGCCAGCGTTGCATTTATGGTTTCTACAAGGAGGCAACCCCGTGACCGTGACCATCCCCACACGCGAGCCGCGCACGCTGCGCAGGCCGACGCCGGACGAGGCGGCGCGCGGGATCAAGTTCGCGCACTTCAACAAGAACTTCACGGTGTACCGGAAGCTGATCGAGGGCATCCGGCAGGAGGATCGGTTCCGGGTCGAGACGCACCCGAAGAACCACGGCCCGATGGTCTACGAGATGTCGCGCGCCGACTTTGAGCGGACGCTGCCGCACTGGGTGTCGAGCGACAGCTATCAGTGGATGCGGGGCTGTTACTACACGCAGACCGCGGGCGAGCCGCTGGCGGAGTTGGAGCGGTTCCGCGTATGACCGAGGGGAGGCCGCTGGAGCCGAACGTCGCGCGTGTGCTGCGGATGCTGCAACAGGAGGAGGCCGGGTGGCCGGTGGAGCCGATCGGGCTGGAGCAGGACGAGATCAAGCGCATCTCGGCTCGCCTGGTGCGGATGGGCCTGGTCGGCTCTAACCGGCGGCTGACCGCTGACGGCTGGGCGGCGCTGCGGCGAGCGGGCGGGCCGTGACGGCGGACTGACGCACGATGTGTGTTATGCTCTGTGTGCGGGGAGGGACCCCGCAGAGGGGAGCGCTATGTACGCGATCGACAGGCCCGTCCGCTTCACCGGCACGCCGGAGGAGGCTGCGAAGAACCGCGAGACGCACGTCTGGTGCTACTACGAGGACGAGGTGGAGTGCGGCGAGTGCTGCGCGAAGCCGTGGCACGCGGCGGCGTCGTACCCGTGCGGCGTGGATGTCCCGCGCGAGACGGTGACCGTGGCTGAGCGCGAGGCGTGACGAGCACGCGCTGACCCCCGGTGCTACCGTTGGCCGCACACCGGCCTTGGGGGCGCGCGTGACTGTGGCGGGATTCAATCCGAAGACCTTCCGGACGCTGGAGTTCCTGCTCCTGGTCGTGTCGAACCTGGCGGCGTGGCTGCTCGTGATCGTGGACTACATACCGGACCGGTTCGGCATCTACGCATCGGCGGCGTCCGGCGCGCTGTACGGGCTGTGGCGGGGCCTCGCGAAGGCGAACGCCGACACGCGCGACTACTGGCACACGACGGAGTTCTGGGTGGCGGTGCTCGCGTCGGCTCCGGTGATCATCGGCGCGTTCGCGGACACGATCCACCCGACGACGTTCGGGATCCTACAGACGGGGATCATCGCTCTGACCGGCATCGCGATGGGGATCAGGAAGGAACCGAACGTCGCGGCCGGGAACCTGACGGCGCTGGATGCGCAGGGGCTGGAGGAGGCCGAGCGCGACCTGTTCGTGCCGGACGTGGGCCATGACCCGTCCCTTGATCACGACGACTCGATCCTGGCGGTAGAGCACCACGAGGCGGTGCGGCAGGTCGAGGCCGAGGTGGCGGCGGCCGAGCCGGGCACGCTGGGGCCGGAGTTCGACACGGCCGATGACGAGGTGCCTGACCTGCCGGACGAGCCGGACACGGGGCCGGGGCCGGGCACGCCGCCGCCGACTGGCAGTGGGCCTCCGCCGCCGATGCCACCTCCGCCGCCCCCGCCGAGGCGCGGTCGGAGGGGGTAGTGGCGACGAGGGTCCCCTTCCCCCGCACGCGCCGCGTGGGGATGAAGGGCCGCGACGTGCAGCAGGATCGGCGCGCGCTGACGCGGGCCGGGTTCTGGCCGGTGAACCGGACGACGAAGCCGCCGAGCTTCTACGACCAGCCGATCTACACGCACAAGCTGGCGATGTACGTGCGCCGGTTCCAGCGGGCGCACAAGCTGAAGGTGACGGGCGAGATAGACCTGGCGACGCACAACGCGCTGTCGCGGGCATACAAGGGCAAGAACGGCGCGGTGCACGCCTACGGCTACTACGGCAAGGCCGGGGCGACCGTGATGACCGCCGTCACGAAGAAGCTGCGGGCGCAGGAAAAGTATCTGCTCTCGTCGGGGTCGGTGAAGTCACGGGGGGTGGCGGCGGCGCTGATGACGGTGCGGCACCGGTCGGTGATCCACTACACGCAGGGCGCGCTGCGGATGAGCGGCGTGACGCGGAAGATGTACCCGCCGAACTACCCGCACTACGCGGACTGCTCGGCGCACGCGACGTGGGTCTACTTCGTGGCCGGTGCGCCTGACCCGAACGGCCTCGGGTACAACGGCTACGGCTACACCGGCACGCAGCAGCGGCGAGGCCGGTCGGTGCGCTGGCAGGCTGCGCCGATCCTCGCGCTCGCGTTCTACGGTCGGCCGATCGGGCACGTCGGGACGGTCGTGAAGCGCGGCATGGTCGTGTCGCACGGCTCCGAGATAGGGCCGCTGCTGGTGGCGATCAACTACCGGCCGGTGGTGCTGGTGAAGGTCTACGTGCTGGTCCAACGGCCCGGCTTCAAGCCTTGGCCGCTCCGGTACGCGGCGGCCTGATGGAGCCACCTCTGCCGCCTTCGATCGAGCAGCGCGTGCTCGTGCGGATCGGGGCCGTGGGCGTGGGCGTTACGATCGGCGTGCTGTTGTTCGCGGTCTGGGCTGGGGTCGTGTTCGGCCTTGGCTGGCTGATCTTCACGACGATCTGGGGGCTTCTGACATGAGCAAGGGCACGTGGGACACGATGTTCGCCGAGGGCCTGAAGCCTGCGCCGGAGACGCGCGAGGCGTGGGCGATGCTCGGGATCAAGCAGGAGTTGGTCTACTGCGGCGTCCGGCAGGGCGGGTTGCAGATGGACAGCCCGGAGTTCGGTGTCGGCACGACGCGCTGCGTGAAGGACTTCCAGCGGATGAACGCCCGCGACGGGCTGGACGTGGACGGCGTGGTCGGCCCGAAGACGGCGCACGTGCTGTTCCGCAAGCGCGCGCTGGAGGTCGAGAAGAAGTACCTCATCCAGCCGACGCTGCTCTGCAAGATGCGGACGCTGGAGTCGTCGGACGATCCGGCGTGCCTGTCGGAGGACACGAACGATCGCGGGCTGATGCAGATCAACAAGCCTGCGCACCCGGCGGTGCTGGACGAGATGGCCTACGACCCGGAGTACGCGATCGACTGGGCGGGCCGGTACGTGATCACGGCGTACCAGATGTTCCTGAAGGAGCACCCGGACTACTCCCGTCCGGCGCTCTGGGACATGGCGTGCGCGAGCTACAACGTCGGCACGAACGGCGCGCGGAAGTGGGACGCAGCGGGCCGTCCGCCGAGTTCCGTCGCCTCCACGTATGTGCGCGTCGTCCGCTCTCGCACATGCTGATCTGACAGTCGCGGTTGCGGGAGCACGCCGTGTGCGACACTATGCGCTGTGTGGAAGCGCGCAGTGCGTTCGGCAGAGTCCGTGCAACGAGGGAGCTATGGACGACGACCTGACCCTACATGAGCCTGCGCTCGTGGAGAGCGTGGCTGACGACGGCACCGTCCTGATTCACCTGATCCGCCCGTGCATCGGGCGGGGCCGGGGGAAGCACCTGTACGAGGCGGACATGCTGGCGGCCAACGCGCACAAGTTCGCGGGCTGGAAGATGTTCGTGGACCATCGCGATCCGGTAGCGCAGCGCAAGGCCAACGGCCTGCCGCGCTCGGTTCGCGATCTCGGCGGGCGCATCACCGAATCGTGGTGGGACCCCGACGTGCCCGCAGAGGGCCGCTTCGGGAAGGGCGCGGTCATCGGCCGCGCGAAGCCCACGCCGTTCATCCGGTCGCTCGTGGAGAGCGACGCGGAGCTAGTCGAAACGTCGATCAACTCGATGGCGACCGGCGTCCGGCCGGTGAACCGCGACGGGCGGCGGGTGCTGCTCGTGGAGGGCATCCATGACCGCGGCAGCGTGGACTGGGTGACCGAGGCGGGCGCTGGCGGGAAGGTGGTCGCGCTGATGGAGGCGGCCGAGGCCGAGGGCGACGCGGAACTGGTCGCAGACATGTCCGACGACGAGTTCATCGCCTACGTGGAGGAAACGCGGCCCGGCCTGACGGCCTCGCTCGCGGAGGCCGACGACGACGAGGCGGGCGAGGACGACGAGGACGACGACGATGCCGAGGTGGACAAGCTCGTGAAGAAGGGCCTGCCTCGGAACATGGCCGTCAAGGCCGCGAGGCGCAAGCGCTCGGCGGTCGCTGAGGCCGACGACGACGACGAGACGGAGGACGACGCGATGGAGGTCACCATCACTCCAGAGGTCATGCAGGAAGCTCTGCAGACCCCGGAGTTCGCCGCGCTGATGCGCGGGCTGGTGGAGTCGGTGGTGGCCGAGGAGCGGGACCTGATCCGCGCCGAGGCTCGCGCCGACGCCGACCGGCAGATCGAACTGCGCGACCTGCGCGACCAGGCGGCCGGGCTGATCGCGGAAGCGCGACTCCCCGAGGCGCTTCAGGCGCAGATCCGCACCGAGTTCGCGCTGATCGAGGGCGTGCCGACTCCAGCACTGGACGTGCTGGACGAGTACGACGACGAGGGCACCCGCACGAAGACGGCCTCGCAGGTGCTCACCGAGTCGGTCGCCGAGTCGATCGGCCGGGGCCGTCAGCTTCTGGCGGAGATCCGGCCGACCAAGGTGCGCGACGTGCCGGTGTCGAAGACCAACGCCGACGGCGAGACGCAGAAGACGGAGCGCACCGTGCGCGACACGATGCCGCTCGTGGCGGGCCTCATGGAGGCCGCCAACTTCACCGAGGACGAGGTAAACCAGCTCTGGGGCTAGTCGCCCCAGGCCGGACAGTCATGGCATTCACTCCGACAGAGAACGGGAGCTAGCACATGCCGTACAGCCGACCCGGCCGGATGTTCTACACGGTCGCGACCAAGGCAGTCAACCACGGTGCGCCAGTCATCGAGCAGGGCGTCCCGGGCGTTGCTGTCAAGCAGCGCCGGGCAGGCTCTGGCGCAGGCTCGGGCACCCCGCAGTACCAGATCGCGATCACCGAACCGTTCGCGATCATCACGAAGGGGCAGGTGCAGGTGGTCAACACCGGCTCCGGCCTCTCGGCGGCAGCGCCGGGCACGCCGATCTACATCATCGCGGCGTCGAACCTGCTCACGACCACGGCCGCGGGCAACGTCAAGTTCGGGATGCTGGTCGAGAACGCAACCGTTCGCGGCACCCCGGCGGGCTACTGCCGGATCGACCTGGACAAGCGGGACCTGTTCGTCTAGGCCGCCTGGGCAACTACGAGGGACACGGGAGAGACACAGAAAATGCGACCTTACGGCGAGTACGGCCGCCCGATCGCGATCTTCGAGGCGTATCGCGAGTGGTCGGACATGCGGCTCCAGGAGGCCGACAGCCGCGCGGACTTCCCCGAGTTCCTGTTCGGGCCGGTCCGGACGGCCCTGTGGCACGCCTACGCGCGTGTCAACCCCCAGTGGCGGCGGTACACCTCCGTCGTCCCGCTGACCGACTTCCGCGAGCGGCGGCTGCGCGGGATCAACGGCCTCCGCGGGTTCGGGTACGTGGGCGACCACGGCGAGTACCCGGGGATGCGCCGCACCGAGCGGCTGCCCGCTGTGATCGCGCTGGACACCTACGGCGGCGTCTACTCGATCACCCGGCAGTTGATCCTGTCGGACGACACCGGCGAACTGCTGAACCGCAACCCGGGCGACATGGGCTGGGAAGCGGGCCGGTTCGTCGGCGAGGCGATCGTCTCGCTCATCGAGTCCAACCCGACGGCCGCCGACGGCACGGCGTTCTTCCACTCGTCTCGCGGCAACACCGGCGTCGCGCCCCTCTCCGAGGACGCGCTCGCGGATGCGATCTCCTGGATGGAGGCGCAGCTTGACGACGACGGCAACCACATCATGATCCGCGCCAACGCGCTGCTCGTGAAGACGGCGCGGCTCCAGATGATCGCGAACCGCGTGCTCCGCTCCCAGGAGACGGGCACGAGCGTCACGATCGCGTCGGCGGCGGGTGCCGGGTCGAACATCTTCGACAAGGGCACGATCAACTCGCTGGAGGGCATCCTTCCGGCGGACGCTGTGATCCGCGAGCCGTTCCTCACGGACGCCAACGACTGGTATCTGTTCGCCGATCCGGCGGACGTGCCAGCCTTCGCGGTCGGCTTCCTGAACGGGAACGAGCAGCCGTTCGTCGGCCTCAAGGACCCGACGGTGCGGAACGCGCTCGGGGCCGGGATGGACCCCTACACGTACGAGTTCGACTCGATCGACTTCAAGGTCCGGCACGACTTCGGCCTCGCGGCCGTCGATCCGCGCGGGGCATTCCGGAGCGTCGC